TCCTGTGTTGTAAAAATTCATTCTTATCTGCCTTCATGTCCTTTAGACATCCTATACTCCACGCTGACTTCACCCCATCCAAGTGGGTAACAGATGACTGTTGTATGTCGTGATGATGACCATACATTATGTTTGTTCCAAGCCTCAGTAAATGATTCCTCGTATGGTTTATCCCAGCAAAGTGATGACCATGATACAGAGCCAACTTCCCAAGCTTCATGTACTGACCCGCTGGATGATACGTATAACCTCTTTCTTTTAGCTTTACACATTCTTCAAACCTATATCCTTTCAAATATGGATGTTCATCTACAAACCTGTTCATCCAATCATCATGATTGCCCTCGATCATATGCTTCTCATTACAGTTTACTTTATCGAGAGCTTCGTCTATTATGTCCATCCCCTTGTTAACATCCTTTATATCTTGGTCTATAAAAGGAGTTTGGTATTCTAGCGGTGGACGTTTCTTCTTTCTCCATTGCCAGTGGGAAGAACCCTCCCATTCTCCCACATCACCTAAATCTACATATATATCTGGTTTTACTATTTCAATTGCCTGACATAAAACACTAATTGCTTTTTTATCCGCTAATGGGAAATGTTTGTCAGGTGTTACTATTGCTCGTCTTACTACACTTTTACTCATATATTTCTATATTATGTTGTAACATCATATCTCCATGTGGTCATTATAAGACAATCATTTACAGCACTTCCCCCCATAGTCATACGAATAGCAATAATATTTCCTTTAGTTACTGTATTTGTACCACTATCTAAACTGCCAGTAAAATCAGCAGTATCATATGTATTTGCATTAAGCCTACTAAGACCACTCCATATTCGTGTTAAAGTTCCAGTAACAGTAGTTGGAAGTTCTGTACCATCTCCCGATGTCATAAGTTCAAATATAACAGAATCTCGAAGTTGTTGCTCACTACGCATTTTCACATTTACAAGTATTCCATCATGTGGAGCTATAAGTCCATAAAATTCAGTACCGCTTGTTCCTGGAGACGCTTGTTCGAGAATATATCCGTTTAATGGAAGCATAACAGCTGCTGTAGCACCAGAATTGTAAAAGTTGGCACTAACAAAGGAGTAATAATATCTTGACTCTTCTGGGCGTGCTTTTGTAAGTGTATTAGGCATTATGTAAAATAATTAAAACAAACATTTTCACCATCAACAGTTGCTACAGCATAAACATCGCCTGTATTATCTATATCCATACTATAAAAATCCCCAGGTGCAAGCCTTATGCCACCATTACTTCCATTAGTTGTTACAGCACTATCTCCTATCCATATATATCCAGTATTGCTTGGATGTGCCATTATATCAACACGCTTACAAGCAACATCCCCATCTGCCCCAGAAATCTTTTCAGCAGATGTGCCCACTGTATCATTATCGTCACTTGCAAGACCAGTCATACCATGAGTGGTATATAGTGCTCCTTTGGTATCCGATTTAAATGATGCATAATCATTGTTAATATCTGTTACTGTATCCCCAAGGACATCATTTCTAACAGTAAGCGTATGTATGCCTAGCGTACCACCTGTGTGTCCCGAATCTTCATATCTAATAGCAGCCTCAATAGTTTCTGTAGCTCCTTCAATCTCAGATAAATACGTCTCAATCTGATCAACTTGTCCTTCAAGAGTTCCGCCATTTTCAACATCAATAATAAGTGAACCAACAGAATTTAGCCTTAATGGGCCAACATCTCCACTTGTAACAACATTAGAAGTATTTACACCTCCTACGAGTACATGCTTACTAGTATTATCAGTCCAATCTGCATCATCAACATAAATAGCATCATCAAGCAATTGTAACGATGTCAATGCATCGCCATCTACCTGTACTGCAAAAGTACCAGCATTAGTTACTGCATGAGAATTAACTGACACAGTACCATCAACAGTTATCGTATTACCCCCATCATCAATGCTAATAACTCCAGTTGAATCATTAGCAAGAGTAACCCTTAAAGCTCCAGATTCTGCACCACCACCTGTAGGAGCATCTGAACCAGCAAGATTAAGATTTACATTTGCATAGTTGCTATCATCCCAGTCATCAAGAATCTGCACTGCTGTTTTAATTGCATCTGTATCCGAATCAATTGTAATAAGTAAAGCTTCAATAGCTGCTTGGTCTGTTTCAATAGCTGTTAATGTAGTTTCTAGTGTATCTATTATAGTATCTAATTGACCGCCATCAACAACATCCATAATTACATGCCCTGAAGCATTTAAGGCTACAGCTCCTGCATCTCCATCTCCAAGGGTTCTAGCTGAAGAATCATATCTACCACCAATAAGCAAAGGTTCACTTTGAACTGCTGCATTTTCTACTTCGCTACCAGTTACATATAAACCACCTTTTGCATTTACCTGTATATGGGTTATATCCCCATCAGCAACTGCAAATAATGCTTCAAGTGTATCATTTCGTACTGCACCAGCCAGAACACCTTCTTGTGTTGTCCACTGAGTACCAGGATGGGTATGGGCTTCTGCTATATATCTTAACTGCCCATGTATATTACCATTTGGATCAGAAGCTGATCCAACTTCCCCAAAATGAGTATCATCACTAGCTAAAGTAACACGAAGAACACCAGCTGCTACAGCACCAGCACCCCCTAAAACAGCAGTGCCACCATCAAGAAACATATCAACATCACCAATATCAATTGTAGCACCACCAGCTATATTAACATCTAAAGCATTGCTAGTAACTTGGACAACTTCATTGTCACTATCGATTATTCTTACAGCACTTGTGCCAGAACTAGCCATTTAATATCTCTGATAAACCTGCTTTATCTATATTATCAACTTTCTTTTTAAGCTTCATACGAGCAACTTCTTCTAATACTCCAATACGCCACTTTTCATATCTTTCTTTTGCTTTTTTAATACGATCTTCTTCCTTGTCAGCTCTCTCTGTTATCTTTGCTATTTTCTGCTCCCATCCAATATACTTGTCTTCCGTATCATTTGTAAGATTTTTAATTGCCTGAAGCTCATTATCTGCTATATTTTTCTCCTCTTCTATCACAACACGAACACTGTCAAGTCTTCCTCTTTCTTCAACTATCTCATCTTTTGTGTCTGACAATGTATTTTCTAATGTCTTTGCAAACTCTTGACGCTTCTCTATTTCCACTTCATATTCATTATAGGCTTGATTATAGTTAGCCACCATGTTCTCACCATCAGCCTTAATCTTGCTTATCTCGCTTTTAACTAGGGAAACATCTTTTAGGGCATTGTCTTTTTTAACCTGAATGCCAGCAAGCTCAACTTTAGAAGACTCAAGTTTTTTCTTATAAAACTCAAGCCGTGCAATCTCATCCCTAAGCTTACGCTCTCTCTCTTCTTCTTTTAATGCCTTTTTCTCATACTTCTTAAAATCTTTCTCAGCAGAAGAAACAGCATCAAGCTTAGTCTTTAAAAGTTTATCAGTAGAGTGAACCCCGCCTTGGAGCTTTTGAAATCTTTCCTCGCTAAATTCAACATCTATAAGAAGTTTTCTAAGCTTATTAGCTTTGGAGCTATACTCTTTATCTAAAGATTTTAACTGTCCTTTTTGATCCTTGATAGATTTTTCAAGAGATTTATTTTTAGATTCAAGCTTCTTATTAGCATTAACAACAGCCTTTTTTAAGTCTTTATTGCTTATAGGTATCTTTCTCTTGCTAATGCTTCCCATGATTAATGAAAAGATATTATTGTAAAGAGTTCGTCAGTACCTTCATCACTTTTCATAGTAACTTGATCTATCAATAAATTGCTTATAGTTAGTGGAAAATCATTATAAAGCAGTATTATTTCATCTCCATATGACCCCTTAACTTTTAATTTAACCTTAATTTGGTCAGTAGCATCATTAGTGCTATAAGGAATCAGCATAACCTCTTTAGCTGGATTACTTGACCAATCAGCACTTTCTCCCTTGTCACCAGTAGTTCCATATGCTGTTTCAAGAGTTACTTGCTCAGATTTATATTCTTCATATACTAAAAGGTTGGATGCTTCTTGTACAGTATATCTATTAATTGGTTTTGTTGCCATTTTATTTCTCCTTATGAGTTACACTTTAAGCTCTTGGCAGAGCGTGAATGTGTTATTTAGTTTTCTTCTTGGTTTTCTGCTTCTCCATTAGCCTTCGCTTCTTCCTCTATCATCTCTTCAACTTCCTGTTTCGGAATCAACTGAAGCATTACTTCTAAAGCTCCTTGAGCCTTAGTTGCCATCGTCTGATGATGATTTGCTTGTCTTTGATGCTCGTTAAGCTGGGTCTGTAGAGTCTGAGCTATTTCTTTCAGCTCCTCTACTGACTTTCCCTGAGATTCTGTTACTACTGTCTCCTTTACTTCTGTCTTGTTCTTACTCATTATCTGAGTCTCCTTAGTTGTTATTGATTTAACATATCTATTTTTTTATGTTTTTCAGCCCAACCGTCTGGCTTCCAACTTGCTGACAGAATTGTTTGTATCCATGTTTGTGCTATTGCTTCTACGTCAGCAAGTACAGGGTCATCGGGCAAATCTGCCAATACTTTTTGTGGAATTTCCCCCTTAAATCCATCAGGACATGAAGCCACTATAAAATGACTACCATCTGGCTCTTTAAGCCACTTTATAATTTTTACATCCTCTGCCCTATAATATTTTTGATTGTTATTCATTTTTTACTCCATTGTTTTATTTAGATATTACATTCCATCCCAGCCAGTTCCGTGTGAAGCTATAACTTTCCATCTGCTATTGTGACCAAATAGAAGAACAGTAATATCACCCCTATCACCCATAACAATACTAGGATTACCTACCCCTGTATCAATATTACCACCTCCTGTAGCATTATCTCTTATTGTTATGTTCTCAGAGCCATTCTCTGGTGAGATCATTATTATTTGCCCCCTAACACCACCACTTATTGTATCTAAATTATCAGCAGCATCACCTTCAGCTATTATTTCGTTATAAGCCTTAGTAGTTGTACACGCACCACTAACTATAGGAACTGAATCTGGAGCACCGTCTGTACCTAAAATAAACTCTCCATCTACATGTAAATCTGCATTTGGGGTATGAGTCCCAATACCGACTTTGCCATTGCCTAGTATTGCCATAAGATAAGTAGCAGCAGAGGCTGGATTGGAGGTTACAGCAATATCATTTTTAAAATAAAAAGCTCCAGCAGCGTCAGTACACATCAAATACATATTATTAGCATCTGTTCCAATTTTAACACGCTCATCTGAATATCCAGTATCTTCTATATCTATCCATGGAGCAGCAGACTTTAGATGTAAAAGAGCATCTGGAACAGATTCTCCAATACCGACATTGCCACCGTTAAAATATGAATCACCATCTGAATGTATTTGTGCCATTACACCACCCCCTGTTGAATAAGCGGTTAAATAAGCATCCCCACTTGCAAGTCCGATATCTACCCTGCCATGAGGAGTGGCTTCTGAAAATTTAGCCAATATCTCACTACCATTATCAGATGCAGAACTTACATGAAATGGGACAGCTGGGTCAGTAGTCCCAATGCCGACATTCCCACCTGGATCAATTACCATTCTTTGACCATGATCTGTTGCACCATCATCATTAGTATAAAATGCAAGTTCTGTTGGTAAATCGTCATCTGCATTAGAGGGGTCACCATCTACTCTTGCAAGAATACCAGCACCAATATCATAATTTGTATAGTAATCACCATTACTTCCTATAAATCCACCAAACCATATAGACCCAAGTACATCGTTATCTCCAACTATTGATGGAGATGCTTGAGTCCCCCTTGCACGAAATAATCTTAATGATGGTGGATTGCCAGGACTATCAGTATCATATGATGTTACAATTAGAGCTGCATCAGTATCATCATCTCCAGCAACATGAAAGTTATCTAACGGTGCAGTAGTCCCAATACCGACCCTATTATTTGTACCATTTACAGATAAGCAAACAGTACCATCTTTATCTTGTACTTCAAATGTACTAGCAACATCTGTTCCTGTTGCATTTTTAATTAAAAAGGCATCTGTAGATAGCTGCAAACAACTATTAGTGCCATCTCCATCCTCTATAATTTGTAAATCAGCATCTAATAAAGTATTATCTGCTGTACTTCCTGTTCCTACCCTAAGCAAGCTTTTATAAGTATTTGCTATTGTTTGTCCTGTTAATGTTCCAGTTGCCATTTCAGTTTCTCCCTATTAAGGCGTTTTTGCTATTACGTATTCTATTGTTGTAGTGCTAGAAGCAGTCTGCACTTTAATATCATCCGAGCTTATACTATTAACCCTCATTGATACAGCTGCTCCGCTTGGTATTAATATATCAAATTCATCTCCTTCAAGAGCTAATTGACATTCTACACTACCTAAATTCTTTACATATAAAAAGTCTATATTCACAGTATCACTTCTAAGAGTGGTAGAACTTGTCGTTACCCCACGCTCACCATCCCAGATAACCTCATTTAAGTTCCAAGCATCTGTAGACTGACTCAGCGAATCCCATGTTTCACCTGGATGTTCAAATGATACCCATCCATCAATATCTTGCTCAGAGTTTATATCAACACTTCCCTTACCGCCAAATCTCTTTGCTACTGTTGTGTCAAGTTTGTAATCAGTATAATCTGCCCTCCCAACACTAGACCCTTCTTCTCTTGTCTCCTCTAGATCAGTAGTGGTAAAACTAACTTGCGGTATTACATGTGATCCCCATATTACCCTTCTATCATTTGGTGTTGCCATATTTAAGTCCCTGTCATATAGTCTACTGTTGCTGTTCCAGATATTGTGACAACTGGCTGTGCCCCACTTGCTATCTTAGAGGCAAAACATTCCCCCTCTAAAAGCTTAATAATCTGTGTAGTCCCATTATCTAAAGATAACAAGACTGTGCCAGATGTTATAGATGTAGCAGTTACAGCTATAAAATCAAATCCTGAATCAGAACCAAGATCACCAGTAGCGGTAAGCGTCCCTGTTGTAGTTGTATCACTCCCAAGTTCATATAGATTAGAACCTGTAAGCTTACGTCCACAATCTCCATCTAAATAATATCTTCCACCACTTGATACTTGTTCTTGTGGTGTACAGTGATTTTTATATAGGATTCTTTTTGCCATTAAATTCGTGGCACACTAAGTGATCTTGCACCTGACTTGCGGTGAGGATACTTATGTATCTTCTCTTTATATTTGTTCATAAAAAACCCAGCCTTATCAAATGCACCATTATCTTCTTCTATTCTTGCTTTTACATAATCAAGTATAGCAGGATGTAATCCTGTATCAATATAGCTTGAATTTGTCGTTGTCCCAAAGTTTGCAAAATTATCGGTAAGTGCATCTACTTCTGGATACTTTGCATGATAATGAATACGAATGCCATCTGTAACGCTATCTTCATTATATGTATCATAATTGCCTTCTCTATTCGTTGAATCTGTTGAAGCTCTATCAACAAGGACACACATACGTGATCCATGATGAGCTTCATTGTCTAAGAACCATCCGAACTTACTATTTGGTTTATCTTTAAGTGCCATATTAGCTAGTTACATCCCCTGTTGTATTTGAATGACTGAGAGTGCTATCATCAGTATCTTCTTTTAATAGTTTATGCGGATCAGATATTTTGGGAATAAGATTATATCTACTATCACTATCTAATATCTCTACCCTAAATACATCAATTATATCTGTTGTAGCACTTCCATTGACATCCGCAAAGTCTTTTAGTGGATACCATCTCTGATATTGTGTTAATGTTTCTTTTGCTGTTTTTTGATAGCTTTGTACCTCTGATGACATGTCTAAAAGACAGTCATTTATAAGCCTAAATAAGTATGTATGAGACTTCTTTCCATAAAGCATTTCTACCTGTGATACTATATCTTTAACTGTCATGTTATGTACCTTTCAATGCTGTAAGACCTGCCACATAATCAGCTTTAAGTGAAGCGTATTGACCTTGAAGCCATTGGTAATCAGCTGTATGCTTTTGTATTTTTGTTGTAAATTCTTGAACTTGTGCATTAACTCCTGCTGAATATGCTGAAGATTCTGCTGTATATTTACTAATTAAACTTTGATTATTTTGAACAATTGCCTGCATATCATTTGTAGAATTTTGTAATTGCCTATTTTGACTTCTTTCTGCGTTACCAATTGCTATCTGATTGGAAGATTGAAATTCTGCCATTGCTTCTTGCACGCCTGCCTGAAATGCAATATTTAATTGATTAAATTCACTGAGCTCTTGTTGCATGAGAACTTGAGCCTCTTGAAGCCTCGCAGATGCTAATTCCATATCCTCATTATCTAATGCTGTAGAGGCTTCTCCAATTTCTGTGTCTCCAATAGTAGCATCATAAGCAGGAGCTGTAGACGATCCTCCAAGTGTAGTGCTTGTGGCTGCTGCTACAAGAGTTGCATCTACGGCACTATCAATACTTGAAAATGTGATAGAAGTTAATGTTGGAACATCTGGGGGAACTTCATTTAATTCGGTGTCAGATGGTAAGTCGCTTGACTTTATTTGCATTCTATATTGGAGTGCCTTCATTGCAGCATATAATACTACAAGATGCTCTGCTTCATCTGGGAATACAGATATAGAAGTGTCGGTATTTGCAACAGTTGGATATTGAACTTCTTCGTACTTACAAGATAAACTTGCTGGCAAAACATTAATAAAATTTGATTCAATGTAATATGCTGGATCAGTACTCGTTGCATATAAAACATCTCCACTATCCTCGGCTCTATATTTCTCCGTATTGTCAATCGACCTACAATTAACACTACCAGCGAATACCCCAAATACCTTACCAGTATTTAATGTCTCTGCCTCAGAACCAGCAGCTGCAGATGTAAATGATTGCATAGCAGTACATAGTTTTTGAAGATTAGAAGGGAGATTATTTATAACTTCTCTTGCTCCCTCTGTAAGCCACTGATTAGTATGTACTACAAAAGTCTCTCCTGAGACAGTTGTACTTGTACTATCAGCATCATATCCAGCTAATGCATGTATTTCATCTGAAAACGACCAAGCCATTAATTATTGTTCCCCATGTCTTCAATGGATTTTTCCATTGTTGTTTGATTAAATTCTACCTGTGTAGTTCCAGACCAAGTTGTACGCATATTGACATGATCTTTTGTGTTATTATGTTTCTTGACATAATGCCCACAATCACATATCATCTCTGCCTTTGTTTCACACTCTATCTTTGTATTACATTTATGACAAAAGAATATTATAGCCATATTATTTTACCTTTCCACCTTCTTTATACATCCCTGTACCTACTTCATTTCCCGCTGGATTAGAACCTTTAAGACCCTTCTTTAAATCTTTTCCAATTCCTTTTAAAAATTTTCCTATTGCCATTTTACTTTCTCCTTTTTCTAGCATCGGACATTGGTAAATCTCCATGCTCGTTAACATATTCTAACATATCTAATGTACTCGCATTTACCGAGTCCTTTTTAATTATAAACTCTCCACCCTCTGCTTCAATTGGGATGCCACCCTGTTCATGTGGTGGGCCATTTAATACACCTCCCATTTGTGCCTTTGCTTCCGCTTCCCATCTTTTAGCCATTTCTGGCTTATTAGTGTGCATCCACCTTCTTTGTTTATCTGATTTAAATGGCATTATGCTACCCTTAACCTTTCTGGATCAAAATTAAATTTTCTACGTGTGTCTTGACTATCAGTACCCCAAGATGATAAAGCACTCTCAGACAATGAAACGCCCCAATTAATATTTACATCCTCCCAGTTCATATCATCATACTCATTTAATGATTGTACACCTGGGAAACTTGTTGATTTAACTATATCTTTTATTATTCTTCCCATATTAACGTAAACCTCCACCACCTCTTCTGCGACCTTTATTACCCTTATTACGCTTCCTTGCTTCAATTTTAACAGGAGGCATTGCAATAGTAATAGCTGGGTCACTGTTTAACATTGTTGATAATATAATTGCTTTGATAATCATAATTTTTATTTAGCTTGTCTGGGGCAAGCCCTTTATACGACCTGCCCCACAGTAAGCAAAACTGTTAACCCTTATTTATTTAGGTTTAGCTAAAAGCAATAGTTGATGTTGCACCAGTACCTTCTTTGATACCATTAACTTTAACAAGCCATTCGCCATCATTTTTACAATAAAGCAGGTAATAACTTCCTGTCATACCCCATCCACCATTGGTGGCTGAAGGTGTTATTGTAATAACTGAATCCGCTGCAACAGATGAATCCTGTTGGGCTGGGATACCAGTTCCAATACGAATCTCTTGATAAGGCTCGAATGTATCACCACTAGCACAAGTTATTGTCATAGCATTAGCTGCATCTGCGTCAGCAGTTTGAACAAAGGCTATAAATACGCCTTCTTCTGCTGCTGGTAATGTTATTGCCGATGTAGCATCTGCCAACCATGCTGATAGATACTGATAGTTCTTAACTAGAGTTATACCAGCATCTACAGTAGCATCTACAACTGCCAACGATGTTAGTTCGCCATTTTTGACCAAGTCTTGCCATTTTTCACTAGCAAAAGCCATATCCTTAGAATATGTGACAAAGTCAAATTTGCCATAACTACCACTGTTACTATTTAGTTTATCAGCTCTCATTATGCAGCTCCTTCTAGGTTGTATAACATGTGTGACTCAGGCAAAGCGACTTCAAGACCTGCTTCGGTAAGAATCAAGTCTTTCCGTAAGTCTTCATCAGCCTGCTGAACATTAGTTGTAATGCTCGTATCACGATTTAATCCGTTACCAACCAGAGGACGATATGCAAGATTACTCATATCACAAAGACATAAGTAGGACTGTGCAAATCCCCTGAAGAGAGGTTCTTTAACAAGAGACATAGTACCATGAACAGTATTAACTTCCATTATAGAATGTCCAAAACTACCTTGCTTCTCTGCAATGTTATACCGAGCAAAGTTTTCAACATTGCCAGCATTAATCGTACTATCTACAAATGCTCCACCGAATTTGTTAAATTCCGTGATTACTGGTAAACCTGCAAGAGCAAGCTTGTTATTAGAACCACCACGTGCAGGATCATAAAGTACCTCGAAGTCTCCTAGTAAACGATCATATGTAAAATTAGCAGCAGATGAAGTACGAAAATACGGTGCACCACTTGTATAAGAAAGTGCACTGTTGTCTGTATTTACTGTTGCGTTCTTTACTATATGACCTACTATTCCTTCTGAGTAGTTTATTGAACTTACACTAGCACGATGACTAAAGAGCATTGCTCTTTCTATGTCAACTTTGTGCTCTCTTAGTTTTAAGTTCCAGATTCGTTGCCATTCATTTTCATACCCACGATAGCGTGTAGCAATCGAGGTATTGCTCATCTCAGCAGCAGTTTTAAAGATTTGGGTATATCCATAGTCATCGTCAAGACCTTCTGACCATACATCAGGAGAACCCGAACCTTCTGCGAAAGATGTTCCAATAACAGTACACTTGGTATTGGTAAGAGTAGTAGAGGCTGCACTGGCATGCTTTGAAATAGACTTTGCAGTAAAGGTAGTATCACTACCATTATCTACAGGGCCAGTTTCAACACGTGCAATGATAGTCTCGGGAGCATCAGTTGATGAATCAAATCCACCAACCGCTATAACCATGCCCTTTACTAACCAATCAACACTTGCACCACCAGATGTATCTACAGTACAAGATACGGTACTTCCAGCTGCTGGGAAATCACATGAACCCTGCAACAAGAAAGAACGATCTGTCCAAGAAACCTTAGTCCGATTCTCTAGGAAACGGAATGTAGGATCATCTGTTGGAACTTTCGCAACTTTGCTAAGATAAACAAAAAATGGAGACTCTTCTGGAGCTAAATCAGCGACTCTGTCACTGAAGTTGTACATTCTTCTGGTGTCTAAACTAGCACTATCTACTGTGCTTCCACCAACAGAACCTACATTTAGTATTCCTGTATTAATAGCCATTATTATGACCTCCGTTTATTTGTTTAAGTTAAAACTTAGTTCGATCCCCAGAACCCATTATTGCATTCCACATCTTATCTTCCTCAGACCTTCTACTTGGCTGTGCACCTGCAATAGTGCCAGCTGGTGTAGGACTACTCTGATTTTGACGAATCTTATCGAGTGGGTTGTCATTAACAGTTTCTGGAGCTTGTGATACAGCACGCCACATTTTAAGTACATTGTCCAAGCCATATTCGGATGGATGCTTATCAGCAAATTCAAAGAAGTGTTCTACTTCCTGCTCATTTAATCCTTTAGCGATTAAATCACCACGAAGACTTGTTCTTCCTTGTTGTGCTTTAATTCCACCGACAGCTTGATCTACTGCACCATTTATGGTTTCCTGCATCTCTTGCATCCTAAATTTATAAGATGCTGATGATGGGTCATTGTAGGCTTCCCAAGGATCAAATTCATCAGGCTTTAACGTGACACGTTGTGGTTTATCATCTGGCTGACCTACTTCCGACATAAGGTTTTGCACCAAGTCTGGACGTGATTCCAAAAATTTACCAACTTTTTCGTATTGTTTAAGCTGTTGATTCTCAGCATAGAGTTTATCCTTCTCAGATTGGTGATACTTTGCTTGTGTCTCCCAATCTTGTGTAGAACCCTCTTCACTGTTTGTTCCCTCATCTTGCCCTACTTCTGTATTTTCGAGTTGGCCATGATTGTCTTGACTTTCGACAACAGAAGCGATTACGTCTTGTTCTTCACTTGACATTGTTTCATTCCTTTATATTCACGATTTCTCGGATTTACGAGCCTGACTACGTTTCTTCTCCACATCTGTCACTAAACGTAATTTCTCTGATTCGAGTTTGACCGCATTAGATAATTTATCAATAGAAACTTTATTTTGGGTTTTAGAGTCGTACTCTTGCTCTTTGAGCTTACCCTTGAATTTTTCAACTTCAGTTCTTTTGCGTGATTGTACTTCTGCACGATTTGCAGTTTGAAGGTCACCACTAAGACTCTTAATTTGCTCTTGAGCTTGTTGTAATTGTGCCTGCAATTGTGCAACTTGATCTGTTCTTTGAAGTACACCAGCTTTATCAAATATTTCTGTTTTCTTTAATGCTTCCACTTTATCAATTAAACCTGCTTGGAAGGCTTCCATATATACATTCCATTCACCCCATTTATTAGATGGCATAGTGGAATTGCCAATAACACGTATATCAAATGAACCAACAGATAAGTTGTTTTCAATTGTCATAAGCTCTTGTGTCTTATCGTCATAAAGCTTCTTATTTACTGTGTATTCATTAATATCGTTATTGGGCTGTACTATTCTAAATGTCTTTTGGAAACTGTAATGTGACTTAGCTAAATGATAGCAGACTTTGCCTAGTCGTTTTAAACTTGCCTCAACATCTCTTAATTTACTTTTACTACGTCTTTGTCCGAAATCTTCCATCATCATTGTTCCAGATGATGTTCTTGGAGCTACCTCAGTATTTCCCTGCTGCATCTCAAATATTCCAATGTTTAAGTCAATATAATGTTCCACCATCTGAGGTAGCTGTAATATTGATCCAGCGAGTGGTTGTGGAGAGGGAAAGTGAGGTTCTCCAAATGAAGCGTCATATTCAATCGTTGCATTGGGATTCGCCCAATCACGTTCCAGTTCTTCTATATCTTGTACAGAACCCTGTGGTATTAGCAACTTCAAGCCTGACGATGCCTGTGCATGCGATGTAATTAAAGACATTACTTTATTTAAGAACCTCTGAAATCCCTTGTTCTTACGGACATCACTCATTGGATAAGGAGTATTTGTCCAAATGTTTGGTACGGGTACTAATGGGAATACATTTGTATCAAGGACTTTTTCATATAAAATGACCTGTCCGACAATACATGTACATTGTATTCTTGTCTGCTGTACTTGCACAATATCAAAAAGCCCTTTATCAAAAGCCTCAGCAGTTCTTTCATCCGCTAAAAGCTTTTCAAGCCCACTATTGTCCAAAACTTTCTCTTGGCCACTACGAAGATCAATAACACGGAAAAATGGCATTTTGACTTTTCTAAAGTCTTCTATAATTCTATACTTCTCTCCAGTATTTTCCCAATCATAATCTTTGACAATATCAGGGGTAAATGCTGTTCCCTGCTGTCTTTTGTTGGAAGATGGATAATCTTCATCCTGAATGGATAATCCTTCAATATTGTCAATAAGCGTGTCTCCATTTTCATCTGGAGCAACAAGCATAGGATATGCATCTAAAAGTTGCTGTTTTGTAAGTATTGTAGAGAGCTGCATGCCTGACGCATCATCAAACCACTTACTTCTACTATTAGGGTCAACAACGACACGAAACGGATCGACATAGGTAAACTTAACCTCGCCCCTACCATAATCATCTTCAGGGTCTATATATGCATAAAAGTAACCAAGGCCAGCTACAGAGTAATCATGAACTACCTGCTTAAATACTTCGTCACCATCAGAATTATCCCATATGTACTCTAAAATAGTCTTCCAAACATTAGCAAGCCTAACATCAGAATCCTCTCTGCCAACGGCAGAAAATTTTGGGGGCTTAGAAGTGATAATTGCTTTAAACTGCTCGATGGCTGCATACAGTCTATCAATGGGTAAACCCATTTGATTTCTCTCAGCAAGCTCGTTTGCCTCTTCATCTGTAAAATGATTGCCGAGATAGAAATCTATGTCTTCTCTCGCCTGCTCATCCCAAGCTTTACGGGCATCAAACCATCGTTGATACCGCTCTTTTATCTCTTCTGCTCTTTTATCTTGTTCTATCATATAGTAAATTTACTGTAAAATTAGTGTTAAGTGCAAATCATGTGCGTTTGCCTGTTATCCAATTATATGCCTTACGTGCTTTAAGATAAGTACCATCTTTCTGTTTATCTTTATTTTTCTTACCTGCCTTGGGATTTCCCTTAGCATACTGTGTTGCTAGCCAAAAAGCGTCAATTGTGTCATCATGTGAACCTTTTGGAAAATCAAGCAGCTCGCCAATAAACTCATGATGTAGTTTTTTAAGATGTACAGCCCCAGCTTTGAACATTGGTTGCAATCCTTCAAATAATCTGTCTTTTTTCTTCTGGGTATACCCTTTAATACCCTGTTCAATGCCTGGAACGAAAAGCCCCTCTTTTTTACTACGCTTTTGAACATAGTCTCTAAGCATTTCCTGATATGCAATAGTTTCTATATTTACCCTTCTAACAGGGTTATACCTTTTAAGTATCTCAAAAATCTTGTCAGCACATTCCATTGGGAGGACTCGCTCACGCCAATACTCAATAACATAGTAATCATACTCTGAAGTGACACCAAGAACCATGATGACACTATAATCATTCCTGCTAGCAACAGTTGAAGCGGGATCGACACCAATATATATGTTAACATACTCAGTGTGTCCGTCATCAAATTTAATGTACCAGCTATCTGACGCTTCTTCAAATCTAATATTCCCCCTGTAAAGTGCTTCGTTAATATCTTCCTCAGCAAAAATCTGATCTTCTGGTGATTTTGCTTGATTCATATACTCCTGATAGAACTTAGCAGGAGTGCCACTATCAATGTAAAACTGCTTACGATCTTCTAATTTCGATAATGGCCAGCGAGATGGCCAAATAGATGCACCATCTTCAATTGCTTTTTTGGTGTAGACTTCCCAAGAATATGCTTCCCCACTCTTGCGAGCATCCCTCCAACCCGTAACGAGTCCGTTTAAGAAAGAATCCCAGTGAACGATAGTACCATTACACCAAAGAAAGCCATCCTTATCGAAGTCGATTGCTGGAAACACAGCTGCTGTAACCCAGTTCTTGATTTGCTGTCTTGCATCGGGTGTTTTCGTATTTAGCTCTGACTCGAAGTCATCAAGCACCATTCCTGTAAATCTAGTCGAAAGTTGCTTTTTACCCCTTAAACGCTGATTTGCACCCTTTGCAATCATTCTACAGCCATTTGTGAGGGTAAACTCGGCTTTTGTCCATTTGTTCCCTTGGAGGTCTCCAAAGTAGTAATGTATAGCTGGATTTAGCTCAATATGGCTCATAACCCAGTTTAAGTTATCAATTGCCTGATCTTGTGCTTCTCCAATCCAGGCGATAAATTCAGGCTTATCTTTCTCTGCGAATAAGAAACGATGCAAGATTGCAGTTGATGCCAAGGTAGATTTAGCATGGTCACGTGGTAATACTAGCCCTAACTGCTGTATTTTCTTATTTAAAAGTAACTTCCCCACCTCTACATGAAAATCAGGTGTTGTAGAAGCGAGGAAGTCTTGAGGAGAGAAAAGTTTACCGAATAATATTAAATCATTATGGGCATTGGCAAGAAGCTGCTCATTTTCACTTATATCGCCATGTAGGTTTAAATTAGCCAATTAGTTTCTAATGTGCTCCATTGTCAATGAAATATAGGCATGTATGAGGTCAGTCATATATTTTAGGTCTGCCCACATACAAAACATGAAGTAGACTGTAATAGACATCCATACAAACACTATAAGTTTTCCTAAATCACTCTTCATCGTTTATTGTTATATGTGTACATACACCCTCTTCACAGTCGTAATTTTTAAAATGTCCAATGTGAAAGTGATCTACATTGCAATATTGGGGGCAAAATCCATATCCTACGATTCTAACCATTAAAGTGTCTCCTGTAGTACCAAGCGGATAAGGCTTCGGTTTTTCCCTGTCTACCTCTAGAGCTAAAAAGCCAGCAACTAAACAGAGATATATAGTTGTTATAAGACTCACTTCTTACCAAATACATAAGCTCCTATATTTAAACATCCGAGTATGAATATGAATAATGCACCGCCTATATGCCATAAGTAGAGGTTGTAAAGCCCCACAAACAGGTTGAGTAAACGAGCAGCATCCCTTTTTGTCACTTCAGTTCAAAATGAGGAAAGTCATCGAAGCGGTTGTCTACAACTTGAAAGTCCTGATCCCAGTCACCGCCCCAGCGTAAGTTAATGTTCATCTGACTAGCAACGCCAATAACAAAACCAGCAAACAGTGTTTGCCTCTCTCGATCCTTCCAGTCAACAGGATAGGGCGTAACATCAACAGCGGAAGAAGGCTGACGATTATGTCGCCCATTTGGATACTTTACCTTCGTCTTTCCCTCTTCATACAGCTTATTTTGTCTATCCTTTTCCCTATGACCCTCCAGCACCGAGCAATCAACGTGCTTAATCACTTCATTAAATACTTTTTGCAACTTACTGTCACAAGTATTTAGTCTCTCCTTAGATTTTTTACCGAAATATGGCATTATGCCTCTCCCCTTATGTTACCTTCACCTAAAAATTTTGTTAAATGGTCATCAACATCAAACTCAGAGCTACAATGGGGACACATCCAGCCTATAACATCATCAAAGTCACCAATAAGACCAACTCTTTGAGTAAATTCGCTATTTAAGTGTAATTCCTTGCTACAAATTGGACAAGGATCAACAGTTTCCCTTTTTTTAGTCGTCTGTGGCTTTTTCTGCATGTGCGATGAGTTCTGGTTCTCCATGTTTTTTAACTCCTTCTAGCTGCTCAGGCGAAAAACCCGCCCAAATTGTTACTTGCTCTGATTTTTTCTCTCCAAGGTCAAATAAACCTGCAATCTTTGATAAGCTATCAAGCGACCTAAGTTTTGCATTATCATTTTCAGCTAAATCAGCAATTGTTTTGTATCTCTCAATCAGCCAATTAGGTGTAACACCCTCTTCATTTAGAATTTCTTCTATTTGCTTGTCTATCATTTTTCTAATTGTCTCCGTTTTTAGAAGTTTATCAGTCCGAGCTTTTATATAGTTTGAACTCCTTGCATCTGGATACGCCCTCTTGTAAGCTTCAACAGCACCTAGACCACCAGCAACGTACTTAGCAAACAAAAGCTCTCTAGAATTACGACCTCTTTCATTGAAAGCCCTCTGGCTAACGTTTGTGCCAGAAAATGTGTAAATGTTCTCTGCAATACCATCTTCGCCAAGCATCTCTTTCTTTTTGTCTCTTGCAAGATATGTACCACAAACAGTACGAACACATGTTACAGACCGATTTTTCTCCTTTATTTTTGATTTACGCAGGATTTGACACACAAAGCCATCATCTGTATAAACCCATTCTCCCTCATCTCCGTGACGCCAGTTATGGCGAACAACCCCATCGGGGAAGTATACAGCAAATTCTTGCTCATTGTCATACAGGTAATGTTTTGTGTTTTTTATTTCTTTGAAATCCATGTGGTAATATACATCAGTTTGTGATTAATTTGCAAATTCCTGTAAAATTCCTTATAATATATAATATAATATATAATACATAATATATAATAAAGTTCCTTTATAATAATATATTGCTGTAGAATGTGTGTCAGAAGACACAAAAGTTGAAAATTTTGAAAAATTACATTAGAATGAGTGTGAGGGTTTATTTATCTACCCACCCCCGTTGAAATGTCCTCGTAGGAGGTCGGATTACATTGTTTTTTAGGTTTAATTATAATTTTAGATGAATTTCTCCGCATATTTGAGGAAAGGCAACGCCATTGCATAGCATAAACAAAACCCCCGCCAATACAAGCGGGGTTAATGTTATTATGTACGGATATTGTAATGGCTTATGTTATTGCATGAGTGGCTTTGCTTACCTTATATACACGCAACAATATAATAGCCATATCATACGCACCTATAATCATGAGTTATCTATTAACTCGTTCCGCTATTATTTGTTTGTTAGCATCATTTAACTTCTTAAACAATTTAACATTATCCGCTTTTAACTTGTCCACATATTCCTTTGCATTACCGCTTTGAAATTTGGAGAGTTCCGCTTTTAGATCTTTTATTTGATCTTCAAGGTATTCATTGCTTTCTACTATTTCATCATATAAACCATCGTTTCCATTACTATATTTAATGGTTTGAGTGAGTTGTTCATTCTCCGCTTTTAACTTATCAACTTCATCTACTTCATTTGTATGTAATAACTTTACTTCTTTCAATCTATTCTCTAAAAATAAGATATATAATTCATTTTCCATATTAATTACCTTTCCTTTCTTTTATTATGAATGCATTTAACCGCATTTTTTTACCATCCCTTATAATATACATTTCACCCTTAACATTTAACATTATACCGCATTTACTTACTTCATCATTATATATAGTAGGTTGTTCTTTTATTTTCATTTTATTACCTTTCTTATTTATCATTAATAATTAACATGAGTAATATAATACTATTGACCATATACACAACAATTATTATTTAAATGTAAAATAATTTAAAATAGTTCTTGTTTTTCTCATATGTATGTTTTTACATTACTTTCATTGGATGGGGTATTTATTGGATAGTTGCTCTTTGAAAATAGGGATAATTAAGGAAAGACCGAGGGGAAACTATCTTAATTATGGAAAGTCACTTAATAATAATAAATAAAAGGAATATCATGAATCTATACGATATGTTAGGACAAGATAAAACAAGAAAACCAGCAACCTCTGGAAATGTTTCTTTGGGGAAACAAATAGCCAATGAACTTTATGATGTTTGTAAAGAATATTTGAGGGAAAAATATCCTAATAACTTTATGGATATTAGTGGAACTCAAATTGTTAAGACAAACACTCGGACAAAAAAGAGTGAAGTTCAAACAATAAACGGTGAAAGGTTATTGTTTCCACTTGATGAAAGTGTAGAAGTAACTCATGCGGAAAGTGGCAAAACCTTAACAATGAATAACCCATGTAGCATAAATGAACTAAAGATTTATGCGGAAGGGAAAAATTCACAAGTAGGTGAATATATTCAAATTGGCGGTGTAGTTCATACTTGGAACGGAAAGAAGTTTGCGGAAACAAAAACCAAGTAAATTAGCCAAGTAAAAAAAACAGTAAACCTCCACTAATTAATTTTAGTGGGGGTTTTTTGTTGTTATTATTATTTGATTTTTGCTGTAAATAATTACTAAAAGGAAAGGAAAGGCAAATGGAAATAAATACAACTGATTTTAATGTGAAAGAAGAAATCCTTTTCAATGGTACAGTAAAGTATATCTGTACACCAAAGGAAAGGAAATGCGACCATTGTAATAAACAGAAAAGGTATGACAAACTAAATGCTGTCAAGTTTCCAACAATACAAAACAAAGAAAGATATATGATTGATGCTCTGATTTGTGATGTTTGTTATCCTGAAATAAGAGAGTTGATGAATAATAATCCATATAGATAACAGAAGGGAGTAAAGATGAAAACCAGTGGTAAATGTGTAATATGTAAGCAAGAGATAACACCTGATCCTTATGGTTGGGAAGGTGGATGTAATGCCGAGCCTGTTGCAAGTGGTCAATGTTGTTATAATTGTGATATGAAGGTAGTGCTACCTGCAAGGTTAGCACAATATGGATATAAAGGGAAAGGAGCAGAATAATGCCAGCATCACCAATAAGTAAAGACATAACACTCCCAGATAATTGGGTACACTTACAAAAGACAATGATACCAGACAGCACTACAAGTTCTTATTGGAGTGTATGGTATGATAACACAGGAGTATCTCCTGACAGAGACGAAGAGGAAGGTACAGCTTGGTTAATGTGGTGTCCATTTGGAGATGACCCATCAGTAAATGATAGTTGGGGACATGCAGAAGAAATAGATGAGAGTTGTAGAAATGTACTAACTGCAATTGAGTCTGTATATGGAGTATCATTCCATGATAGTATATGGGTAGAAATGGGAGCTGGAGAAGTATTACCATCTCTCGCAGCTAAGTAATCTCTAACACTCACTTCGACCTGAGTGACAGGAGGATAATGCACACAGTGGAACGGACTTTTTTAAGCTGTGTGTTATACAGTGTAAGGGCAGGTTTTTGGTACTCCCCTGCCTTTACACAAATTTAATAACAACAAAACAAAAGGAAAGGAAAGGCAAAATGAGTAAACAGGGATTAGCATGGAGTAAACTAAATGAGTTCATATCTAAAAATACTGGAATGCATATGCAAGACCTTCCAGACTTTGACATACACAACTGGGTTGAAGATGATATGACAGAAAAAGAAATAGAAGGTATTATACCAGATATGGCATGGGATGTACTTGATAATGCTGGTATGGATAGAAAGACTGTAAATACAATATGTTATGGGGAGGACTGTGATGAGTAAATGGGAAACTGTACAACTCAAAGGAGTAGATATGTTAATATATTTCATGGAGCATTTTGGCATGACACCAGAAGAAGCACTGCAAGAAATGAAAGACCATAATCAAGATACAACAGTTGTTGAGAGGGCTATAGCAATGGCTAAAAAACAGAAAGGAGAATAAAATGGAACTGCAAATACATGGACTGTTTGGAGAAAGAGATACAATAGATGAGGCAACAGAATACTTTGGTGAGGTAATACAGGCAATGCCCAAGGAAGAAAGACTCCCAATATATACAGCCTTCTATGTATTTTGGAATACAATAGCAAGAAACTACACACTAACAGAAAGGGAACAAAATGAAACTAATGACTAAAGAAATAAAAGAGAAAGCACAGAAGCAGTTTGATGATGGCTCTGATATGGAGCAGATGGTAGTAGCTAAATATTTTGATGCTATGGGAGGCTGGAAGTGGTTTCTTATGAATATGGACAAAGATGGAGACTATTGCTGGGGTATAGTGAAAGGACATGCTGTTGAGATGGGTTCATTCAGCATGGAAGAGCTGAAGAGCATGCAACCAAGACTACAGCGTGATCTATACTTTGAACCAATGAAGGCTAAAGATGTATGGGAACAGCTAAATAAAGGGGAATGGGTATGAAGATAGCAAGGATAAAAATAGAACTTGAGTATCAGTATGATGATTCAAAAGATGATAACTGGATAGCAAGAGACTTGATGAATATGGAGCTGCCCAGTGATTATGCTGAAGATAGCTTTGAAATAGTTAGCATTGAAAAGGAGGCTGAATGATAATAGCTGATACTCCATATCAAATAGAAAGGAGAATAACATGAATAAGAATGAACCATTACCAACAGATAATACTGGCACTGGTAAACTGGGGAGCATACGAGTATTAACCAAGGCAGAAAAGAAATTAGAAGAAAAATGTGATGAATGTAAAATGAGTATGGCAGACCACACTACTTGTGAATGCTGTCAAGAACCAATGTGTGAGGGTGAAGATACAGTAGATATGCCTGAAGGATGGTATCATCCAGACTGTTACTCAGACGTTTACGGATAAATAAAAAAGGAGAAAATAAATATGAAAGATAAAATATACTGTCGTGGTTGTAAAGCAGAAGAAGAAATGCATAGACCAATAGGTCAGCATTGGTGGGCAAGATATGATGTTTATGGTATATTTACAGGCATATACTGTGATGACTGTTACAATAGTAACGACAGCAGTAAATATCCATATCGTAAAGATAGTTATCAACATCTGTTAGAACATGGTGAACATATTTGGCCAGAAGAAGAGAGGTATTAATATATGAGTAGCCTAAAAGAAATACTGATACTTTGTCAGGAGAATGAGAAAGACTTTAACAAGTATGGAGTAGTGAGCAGGGACAGAGATGTAAACAAGGGATGGATGGAATGCTGTGAGTTCTTTCTCAGGAACTTTGAGTTAACAGAAAAAACAATAACAGAAGAAAGGGAAAAAGATGAATGAAGATAATACGGATGCCATGTGTCATGGATGTAAACAGAGATATAATAATATCTATAAAGGGAAAAGATATTCCAAGTGGACTGTCGGGATGAAAAGAAGTCATCACTGGGAAGAGTGTCAAGCAATACAGGAAAGAGTAGTTATAAACCAACACTCTTATTTTAGGGCTGGAGTGTATCATGGACGTGGTTTTCAAGAGATATTCCACACCAATGATCTGAGTTCACGCCTGATACACGAAATTGCTAACGAACTTGATAGAAGATATGTAAGCGATAAACATGCATACAGTGAGTGTCAGCCAAGATATATTGATAATATAACTACAGCATATCACTCAGATACAATGAAAGGAGTATTGTCACATGAAAACTAAGTGGTTATTTAATACAACTGAAAAACTTGTGGAATTTGTTAAAGGGTTTGAAGAACAGCAAGGTAAGACACTTGATGTAAACTACTTTAAACTTGTAGCTGTGCTCAGAGACAAGAAAGAGAATAGAGCTGTTGACCAGGAGAGTGACAAGTATATTGATAGGGAATTAGGAACAATAGATTCTATAACTGATATGAAAAGAGCGGAAAATATACAGCGACCAATTGAAACAAGGTGGATGACACGAAAACCAACAACAATGACAAAAGAAACAGAAAGGAGAAACAAATGAAGTTAGTAGAGAAACAAAAAGAAAAGCCAAGAACATTAGCTGAGGTTGAAAAGGGATTAAAGTCTGTTGAGAAACATTTAGAAGTAGAGTGTAATCAATGTGATGGCACGGGTAAACCAATAACCAAAACAGGAAAACCTCCTAAAGGTGGTCATGGAGATGCCAGATGTGGTACATGTCATGGGGAGGGAACACTGGGTAAAAGGTTGGACAAGATAGAAACAAACATAGTGGAACTAAGAAGAGAGTTAAGCAGAATAAAGACAGCCTTAGATACTCATATAAATAAACAGTCAGTTGAAATAAGAGTATTGCCTGAAGGTCATGACCCTAATAAGCAGGGTTATAAGGTAAATCCGTCAGAGCATTCAAAATATACTGCTGAACAAATAAAAGAACTAAAATGGAAAAATGGATGGGTAGACTACTCAGGGAAGTTTGACTTGGATGATGATGAGGAAATGAGCATAGTAATAGGTAAGGCAATAGCTCATTTTGAAACGTATTTTAAAGAAAGTGTCTACCACCGAAATAAAAAGCTTGGACTGTTTTTATCAAATGCAACCACATCTGGTAAACGCTTGATTGAAGAAATGGAAACAGGAGACTAATAATAAACAGAAAGGAGAAACAAATATGGCACAGTTTAGAGCCGAATGCAAAGGTGGTGGTAAAGCTGTAAGTAGATTAGGACATAAGACAACAGGTATATCAAGTCATACATGTGGATGGGAATCTGGTATAAAAGTAGAAGGACATCATGATGAAGAACTAGGAGACATCTTCTTAGTATGGCAGACAAGTGGTTCTGGGTTTAAGAAGGCAAGCACATTACTTGGTAAGCTTGTTGGAGATAGCTTTACAGCAATGGAGAATACATAAATGGATATAATAGCTTATGTGATCTTTGCACTGATAATAATAAACATAGTAACAGAAATAAGGAAGGGATAAATATGACACAGTTTGAATATGATGGTGTAATGAAGAGGTACGAAGTAAAAGTACCACAAATAATAGCAGGTGAGACATCAATGCTAACCATTGCATATATATCTGAGGACAATAGAATAACACTACTCAGAGAAATGAAAGTAGAGTTTGTAAGAAATCTGCTTCTGCAGTGGGATGAGTATGAGTATCAAATATCAAGAGAACTACAAGACATGTTAGACAATAAACAGAAAGGAGACAAGTAATGGGATTTGATTTATCAGGACTTAATCCAAATATAAGTAGACCTCAACCAGAGATACCGCCATACCAGACAATGAACGATTGGTCTGACGAAGAAAAGAAGATGTATGCTGACTATGAAGAGTGGCAACAAGAGAACAGTGGTGTATACTTTAGAAATAATGTATGGTGGTGGAGACCACTGTGGCACTTTGTAGTTAAAGCATGTGAAAATATACTTACAGAAAAAGATATAGAGCAAGGTAGCTGGAATGATGGTCATAAGATAAGCAAGACTAAAGCAGGGAGAATAGCAAAAGAACTGTTTCGCTTAATTGAAACTGACCAAGTTAAAGCCTATGAATCAATGTATAAAAAGGAACTTGATTCACTTGAACAGTTAGATTGTGATCTATGTGAAGCTACTGGTAAGAGACAAGAGCCACCAAAGACTGGTGCTGGAGATATGGAGTGTAATAAATGTGATGGAACAGGCAAGGTGGATGATTGGGCAAAGTCATATCCATTCAGTGAAGATAATGTACGTGAGTTTGCAAACTTCTGTGCCAATAGTGGAGGGTTTAGAATATGCTGAATAGAGATGATGTATTTGAAGTGCTTGTAATAGCAGGTGGACTAGCAGGGAAGTTTATGGTATGGATGGGTATGCTTGGAGGCTGTATACTCGTATGGTACTTCGTATTTGCCTTCATCAAAGCAGGCATGTAAACAATAATATATAGGGGTGGGTTTATGCTGCCGTTGAGCAGCTGTAGGTTATTTCATCCTACGCCTTTCTGGCTCACCCCTATTTTTTAGGAGAACAATAACATGGAAATAGGTACGTGCCCCACACAACGTGAAATAAAAGACATGCTCAAATATGTAAATGGGAATTTATATTGGATAAAAGGGAGAAGAGATTTGATAAATAGTAAAGCAGGATGCTTTGATAAATTAAACCCTCATAAACCTCCAAGAGTTCAAATTAAGGGTAAGCTTTATTATTTAAACAGATTGATATGGGTTTATTTCAATGGGAGCATTTTAGATACTGAAGTGATTTGCTGTATTGATAAAAATCCCCATAATTGCGAAATAGAGAATCTTGCTAAAATTTCAGAGGAAGACTGGTATCACATCGCAAAAAACCCATTTCATAATATTTCACTGCATAAATTATTGAAAGGAGAACAATAACATGGAAGATAAACACTATAAAGTAATTGCATCAGCATTAAAAGATATGCTTGGTGACGAAGAACCAATGAGTAACTGTTGTGGTTTCCCATTTACACATCCAGGGTGGCCTGACAGTGATTTTTGTAGTAGCTGTGGAGAACATGCCGATATAGGAGGTGATAGTGATGAAGAATAGATACAGATGTTTTCTTAGGTCTACATCTAATGTAGATAGCAAGACTTCTCAAAAGCAGTTATCGTTACCACCTAAAATTTGGCAACGGATGGGCTGGAAATTAAATGAGAATTTAACACTTGACATAATAAAACATGGAATGGTTGGTAGTATAACTATAACAAAGGATGAAACAGATTATGATAATAAGTAGAGAAACAGCTAAGCAGTATATATATAAAACTAATGGAAAGATTTTCTCAGCGGTCTTTACAAAGAAGAACGGAGAAAAAAGAAGGATGGTATGCAGACAAGGTGTATCTAAATATGTCAAAGGGGTAGGCTTGAAGTTTAAGCCTGAAGAGAAAGACCTCATTGGAGTATTTGATATGCAAAAGAAAGCATACAGATTCATAAATACAAACACTCTTGAGCAAGTAAAGATCAAGGGTGCAACATACAAAGTAAAGGAGAGATAAATGGAGTTCAGAGAAGTATCCATATCACGAATAAAAGAAAGTAAGTATAATCCAAGGATTCGCACAGAAAGGAAGCATCCCAAGTATGTGCAATTAAAAACAAGTATTGCCAAGAATGGCTTAATCACCCCTGTAACATGTGGTGTTGGCAAGGAAAATATATTGCTTGTCGCAGGACATAGACGAGTAAATTGTTTTAAAGACCTTGGCCATAAGACAATACCTGCTTTTATAAATCCAAAAATAAATGACAGTAATTACGATGCAATGTTTGTTGCTGAAAACGTAGATAGCATGGAATTATCAGCAGCCCAAGAAACAGAGCGATGGTTAGTAGGTGCACCTGTCATATCTAAGGATGTTCTAACATCAATAAATAAAATGATGGAGATTGGGGGTGGACGTAAATGCATAGAAAGAATAGTGTCTGAAGGAAAATCTCCAAACACATATTTAATTGCAATTAACAAGTACACATCTTATACAAAGCAAAGAAAAAAGGATGTCTCTCAGAAAGTTCATAGGAGAGCACAGAAAGAATGTTTGTATTGGATGTTTAATGTTGGTACTGCATATGATATAAAAGTATCCATTGATACATTTATTGATGCCAATGTACTGCGTAATTGCATAGAAAACAGAAAGAAAATCGAAGCCCTATGGTCTCCAAGTGATAAGCTTCTGTAATCATGGAAGAAAAATCAACAATAGACTTGCTTGATATGTTTGCAGCACATGCCCTCCTTCGGGAGGGTGTGTCTGCTGAGGATGCTTACAGTATAGCACTTGATATGGTAAAGGTGAGACAAGATATATTAGATACTGTAGACAGTGAGATGACTGTAGACTCCGAAGGGAAATTGACACGCAAGTGAGACTATGAGACAAGAATGAGATTTGATGAGACTATAGAAGAGGTATAAAAATAATTAATATATTTATAAAAAACCTTTTGTAGTAATATTAAATCTAATGTAATTTTAAGCATAATCACAATACGAAATAGAGGATATTCATGAAGAGAAAAGATAGGGAATTTGCAACATATACATTGAAAGTTCCACACGATCTGTTTACAAAATTCAAGATAAAATCACTGACAGACAAACATGCGACTTACAGAGAAACTCTGACAAAGCTAATGGAGGACTACGTAAGGACATAATGTTTGAGGATATTTATCAGGAATACTTAGTTCATAAGAACGAAGAGAACAGAAAAGAAAGATATGAAGGAAACGAAAGCTGGTATCATGCAAGTGGTGCTGGCTTTTGCTCTCGCAAGCTCTATTATGAGTCTGTTGAGAAAGCAGAGCCTACAAACCCACCAAATAAAAAAAGTATGAGAGTCATGAGGATTGGAACAATACTTCATGAAGACATTCAGAACGCATTAATATATTATAATAATATATTATATAGTAAAGAGAACAATAAAGATAATATATTGTTAAGAAATATTGCTGTAGAAAGCGTCAAAAAATTTGACACGGAAGGTGAGATCACTTTGCCTGAGTTTAATGTTAGGGGCTTTTTTGATGTTTTATTGCAAGACTGCTCGGCTTCGGGTACAGAAGAGATCAACAGACTATATGATATTAAGACATCTTCTTCTTGGGGTTTTAAGCAAAAGTTTGGCAGAGGTAGTGTTCAGCATGAAAATAGAAATCATTTTCTACAAGTTGCAACGTATGGACTTGCTCTTAAAGAAAAGCTGGGCAGTTTAGAAAGCATGTCAATACTGTACTATAACAAAGATAATTCTACAATCAAAGAACAGACTGTCCCAAATGAATATCTTGATAAGGCAAGAAGATACTGGCATTCAGTCAATGATGAACATTCAAAAGGATTACCAGGATTTGTACATGGCGTATCACCTGCATACAAGTGGTGTTGTAGTTACTGCCAGTTTAAAGATCATTGCAATCCACCAGCTGTAATATGATATGAATTTAAAGCGTAATAATTATTACTTGTCAAACTTAAAAGACTCTAACAGAAGTAACTTTGGAAAGAGAAAGGGAGCAGCAGGGGCATTATATGCAAAGTATCGTGCATCTATGGATGGCTATGTAATATCATCAGAAGAAAGTGATGCTTTTGATTTTGACTTTACAGTTTTTAATGATACTAAGCACTATGGTGTACAAGCTAAATCAGCAGCATACTGTAGATATAATAATGGGAATGGCACATCTTTCACAATATGTAAGAGAAATAAAAGACGTACAAATGGTGTCTGGAGATGGGATTTAGAAGAGTATAGATGTGTTGACATATTTGTACTTGTTGACTTGAGATATGAATTGATAGCTTGGATACCCTTTGAATATTTTAAGGGTAAAAAAAAATATAACATATCATTTAAAGATTATCAGCATTGGACACTTGAAAAAATAATAGGAAAGCCAAGTGATGATGTAGAAGAAGGTTTTAAAAACACAGAAGATATTTTAAGTCAGCAACAAGAATTATTTATAGAACAAGGAGAGAAACATGGCAACTAAAAAAACAACAAACTACTTTACAGAATTAGATCAGGTAGATGTTACTAATCATATCGAGAAGAAAGGTAAGTTTAGTTATCTTAGCTGGGCATATGCTGTAAGGGAGTTAAAGAAAAGACATCCAAGTGCAACATGGACAATACATGAATGGGAAGGTGTCCCATTTGTAAATACTGAGTGTGGATTCTTTGTGAAAGCATCCGTGATAGTGAATGATGTTGAGATGACACAAGTACATCCAGTACTCGATCATCAGAACAAAGCAGTTACAGCACCAAATGCATTCCAAATAAACACAAGTATACAGAGATGTTTAACAAAGGCTATTGCACTACATGGTCTTGGTTTGCATCTATATGCTGGTGAGGATTTACCGCCAAGTCCACCACTTGATGACACACAGACAAAAGAATTACTTTCAACACTGAAAGATAATAACCAAGAAGGCTTAGTTGATACTGTATTGCATCAAATAAGCATTGGACAAATAAACCAAGGTAATTTCCATAAAGCTATGGAACATTACACTAACTCACAATAGGGAGAGAAAATGTCTACTATGACTGATACGTTGAAAAACGAAGAAGCTCTGTTTATTCCAAGTGAAACGACAGAGGAAGAGTACATTCCCAAAGTAGCAGGCGATTATTTAGGTCACATTACTGATGCTCGCACAGTTACAAGGGAATTTACTACAAAGGGAAGAACATTCAAGGCTCGTATATTTAACTTTAAAGTAAATGTAGCCCCTGAGAATGCTAATACAACCTACACATTAGAAGGTGGTAGAGAAGTAACTGGTGAACACTACGTTGATTGGACTGTAGTTGCTGATGGTGTGTTTAGATTCTTAGAGCCAACAGGTGATGATAAGTTTGAATCAAATGCCGAAGGCAATAAAAGGTATCTGCGATTCTGCCAATCTATTGGTATAGAAATACCAACAGAAGAGCGTACAATAGGTGGTAAAACTGTTAAGGTTCAAGTTCTACCAGACATTAAGGAAACTGATCTTAATGGAACACCTGTAATTGCTGTGGTTGGACGTGGCAATGATTGGGTTACTGATACTGGTGAAACACGACCTTCATGGAGAGCTAAGTTCACTAAGTTATGGGAGAGTGGAAAAAGATTAGCTACGACTACTACAGATGATCTTCCGTTCTAAGTTAAAGAAAAAGCTTGCACAGTTAGCTGTAAAAGCTTTAAAAATGAAGCCTGATAGTGTAGCAAAAACACTTGGTATAAGTAGAGCTACAGTTTATAGGTATATTAAGAAGTAAGAGGCAAGGGCTGGTACATTATAGTTGAATATATTCGTTGGGGAATAAACAATAACCAGTATCAGCCCTTACAGATTTAAATGAAAGTAAGTAACGAAACTAAACTAACAATACTGATATTACTATGGATACTCGATAAGATAGTAATGGTATTATTGTTTTGGGCTATAAAGTGAGCAGGTACGCTTCCAATACCTTGATGATAAATGGACAATACAGAGTAATAATCCGCACAGCTGCCTGCTTACTTTAGTTATGGATACACATGATTTTATGGAAATACTAAAACATTTAGTTCAGGAAAAAAGAGATTTACAAAAAAGACTGGATATAATGGAAGAGATACTCCATTCATATCTACCAACAATAGAAAAAAAGGAGAAATAAGTAATGGGTAGAGCAATAGACGTGGAAAACAAACTTGATGCATTAGAGGTAAGGTTAAAACTTGTAGAAGATGCATTGGAAGAGATAATACAAACAAGAGTACATCACGTAGACCTCCATGACGAAATTGATAAACATGAAGAAAGGATACGGGAAGAAAATGCAGTAGAAATAGAGCCTGACGAAAAGTTTACACCACCAGCAGGAACAAGAAAGAAAGCAACAAGAAAAAAAGCTGTTACTGTTGATTAAAACTGTAGCACAAAGGATAAGAGATTATTTGAAGGATAAATATGGCAGTACCAGTTATAAAACTTCACCAAGAGCGACTATCAGAGCCCTACAAATGCAATATGTGTCAAGACACTTCAAGAAGAAATAAGTTCTTATGGAAAAGTTATTTTACTGAGAGAGAATTATTTATCTGTAGAGAGTGTGCCTATAGAGAAAAGTATGGCACAAGAAAAATGAAACAAGCAAAAAAAGAGAGATTACTTGAGCAAAAAAAATAAACTAACCAATAAAGAGATGACCTCAGCCATTGCTGGACTTAGTAGTAACGATCAAATACTGTGGAAAGAAAGTGTTGAAATGAAACAGTTATTTTCCTTATATTTAGAGTATCGTAAAGAAACTGAAAAGTTTAATAAGTTCGTCAAAGCCAAAGTGAAAGAGTTTGAAAATAAACAACGATCTGAAATTAAAGAAGGAGCTTGAGACTGTATACATTGACTCAGGCGGTAAAAAGCACCTCAACTACATGGATGCTCTGTGTGCAGAATCACAGATACAGGTATGTATTGAGCGTAAATTAAAACAAAAGCAAAGGATCATGGATATAGTAGAACTAATAATGCAGGTACTAAAAAGCGAAAACTGGGGAATATTTTATAAAAACCAGCCGATACGCAATTTAGAAACTCAAGATGGTGGAACTCTGTATGAGGTTAACCAAGTTGACGAATGTGAAATAGAAACAGCAATACATGAAACGTTAACAAAATGGCAATCTTCGCAGATAAATTCGAATCAGAACAAGAGCTCCACGACTGGATAGTATCTTTTTATGAGAACCAGATAACAAGGCTTCTCAATGATATTGGTGGTACTACAGAATATGGCGTAAAAATAACACCTCGCCTTATCAAGACTACAATGCTCAGATATTCTCAATTATTGGAGAAAGATAGTGTTACTGATTGGGAACAGTCTTGAAAAAATAGACGAAATAAAAGAAAAGTCAGTACAGGCTATAGTAACTTCTCCTCCGTATTGGGGTCTTAGAGACTACAATGCTGATGGGCAGTTAGGTGAGGAGCTTGTACCCGAAGACTTTGTAAGAACCCTCACAACCCTGTTTAATAAATCAAAACGTGTACTAAAAGATGATGGCACTTTGTGGCTGAACATTGGAGATACATACTTCGGTGCAAAGGGTGGTCACTGGGAAGGTGGTAATTCTATTACCAATGATGCTACAGGTGGCAACTATAGGATGCAACGAAAAGCACCACCTAAACATCCACGTTTAAAAACAAAAGACCTTACAGGTGTCCCTTGGATGCTTGCATTCTCACTTCAAAAAGATGGATGGTATTTACGTCAAGATATAATATGGCATAAACCAAACCCCATGCCAGAAGCAGTCAAGGATAGATGTGTTAAGTCTCATGAGTATATATTTCTCTTGTCACTTAAACCTAAATACTACTTTGACTATAAAGCTATACAGGAAAAAGCTGTATATGTAGGTGACAATAGAGCATCACGTGGAGACAGTAGAAGAGATGTTCTCCTTGCTAATAGTATGGCAGCTGACTCGCAGCCAACTGGGGAATATAGAAATAAACGTAGCGTATGGAGTATTAACACAGCACAATCAGGTGAAGCTCACTTCGCTGTATTCCCTGAAAAAATACCAGAACTATGTATAAAGGCGGGAACAAAAGAAGGAGATGTGGTATTAGACCCTTTTATGGGTAGCGGTACAACAGCAAATGTAGCTAAAAGGCTTGGCAGAAAGTGGATAGGCATAGAGCTTAACGAAGAGTATGCTAGATTTATTAATACCAAGACAGCACAGGAGGAACTATTTTAATGGCAAAAAGTAATAAAGAACTTCCTAATGATGCAACGATAGAACTTGCTGTAGTTGGTGCTGTTATTATGTATCCTTCCAAATTCAATGATATAGCGAAGTATATAGTCTCAGATGAGGTGTGGTACGACAGCAGATGTAAAGTGCTGTGGAACGTCCTTGCAGGGATGATACGGAGAAGAGAGCATGTTGATCTTATGACTGTTACCTCAACACTTGATGAGGGAGATCACATACAGGGAGTAAATAATGTATTCCTTGTAGATTGCACAGAAGGAGCAGGCAGTAAAAGTACGATAGAGGTATATGCAAAGAAGATATACGAGAAGTATCTACTACGTCTTGTCATTGAGTCAGCCAAAGAGATAGAAGAAAAGGCAATGGACAATAAGATAGATGCCTTAGATGTCCTTGTCTCAGCACATACTAACATTGGTGAACTTATAAGTTTAAGGCCAGATAGCTCTTTTGATATTAATGAGGCTCTTGGTGATGCAATAGAATCAATACAAAATACTGACAAGCTACTCGTTAAAACGGGATTTGTTAATGTTGATAAGTTTGCAGGTGGTCTTACGAGGGGAGAGATAACTATAGTAGGTGGACGGCCTGGACATGGTAAATCTACAATGCTTCTAAATTTACTCTCAAATATTTTGGCAGAAAAGAGAAAAGTTTTACTATTCAATAGGGAACTTACAAATGTTGAGGTGTTGAAAAAGCTAATAGCTTTGGAGTCGGGTAGACTTTCATATACAATGATACGGCAAGGTATATATGATATGAAACAATTACAAGAGCTTGATAGAGTCCGTGATTATATTGCAAAGAAATATAACCCTAAGCATTTCCGTATGTATGATCAGATAAGAGACTTCCCAGCCTCAGCTACAGAGATAAAGAAGTTTAAACCCGATGTTATATTTGATGATTATATTCAACTTATAACTCCAACAGGAAAGGAAGATCAACGAAGACTTCAGCTTGAAAGAATAGTTAATGACTATAAATGGATTGCAAAAGAGTATAACTGTGTTGTAATTTTAGCATCCCAGTTAAATAGAGCTTTGGAGACGAGGGGGAATCCAAAACCACAGCTATCTGACCTCGCAGAATCAGGTGCAATAGAACAAGTAGCGGAGAATGTATTCTTTGTTTACTATCCATATAAAGTACCAGCAACAGCGAAGCCAGAAAATAAGAATCAATTAGTACTTGTAGCTGCAAAGGTCAGGTACGGAGAAACAGGATCAATACAAATGGCATATGATGGAGATAAGTGTAAGATGTATAACAATGAAGATGAGCTATTTGTACCACCACTAACAAAGGCAGAAACAGATGAAATCCCATTTTAAAATGTATATTTTGTATAATATTTGGGAAGGTGCTCTCTTTAATGAGTATGACTGGATATGGGCATTTACAATACTTCAATTAGATACCAGAGAAAATGAAGACTCCATTTAGAAAGTGTATAGGAATTGACCCAGGCAAAGGTGGTGGTGTAGCCATTATCACCAATGAGACAGTGCAACTTCACAACTGCCCAAAAACAGTGAATGCTATGGCACACCTTATAGGCATGTGTCTCAATGATGTCGCAGCATACAGGACGAGAGTATTCTTGGAGAAAGTATGGGCATTCCCTACAGATGGTAGGGCTGGATCATTTACATTTGGTGAAAACTATGGACAATGGCAGGGAATACTTGCGTCACATGAAATAGAGCCTACACTTGTAACTCCAAAGATGTGGCAGTCACATTTTGAGATAAAAAAGGGCTTACCAAAGGCTATTAGAAAGAAAGTATTAAAGCAAATGGCAATAGATAGATGCCCAAATGCAAAGAAGGTAACACTTAAAACTGCTGATGCATTACTAATAGCTATCTATGGTATGGAGGCTCATTTAAGCCCTGATAATAGTAAACCTTGGGTTGAACCTCATTTGAAGAAAAAAGTGGCGTATAGTGGCGGTTAAGGAGCTTAAAACGCCACAGCTGTACTTTAAAGATGCTAATGGAGAGTATTACAAGTGTCATAAACTACTTCCAGACATCCGTAGGATATTTGGAGAAATAGAATACTTAGATGGAGAACCAGTGGAAATAATACCTGAAAAAAAGAGAGTAAGAAAACCTTTTAGTGAAAGCAATCACAATGCAAACGATGGAGCGGGTAAAAAAGTTGTAATTGACTTCCTGCGTAGTCGTGGAATAGATGCTATTGAGAACCCAAATGATTATGGGATTGATCTAATGGTGGCAAAGTATGAGGTTGAACGCAGAACTATCTACACAGAGAAATGGCCGTATAGTACTGTGCATGTTCCAGAGAGAAAAGAGAAATTCTTTAAGCACAATATATACTATGTTGTTGTCATGCATCATGAGACAAAGACAAAAACCTTTGATACACTATTATTCTGTGAGACTGATGTGATAAAAAAATATCCCCTTGTTGAAGTGCCTAACAAATCTGTTAAGAAAGGAGAATATTTTTATGATGTTCCTCTATCCGAATGGAAAGAGTTTAATGTTTAATACCTATCGTAGTATGGAGAGTATCTTAGCTTGTATTCTGATTTATTAACTGAAGCTAATAGTTTTCTAAATTTAAAGTTAAATTCTCTTTCTGCTTTAATAGCTCTTTTATACTCAGCTACATCATAGTTCTTTAAGTATTCTAAAAACTCTCTCTTCTTTGACATGATCCTACCTTTAGATTCATCACTAAAATTAACAGGATTCATGCTCTTTAGTGATTGTTCAATTCTTTTCATAGCCTCTTTTCTTCTAAAAGCTGGATTAACAAATCCATTTTCAAGTAAATCAGAATCGAGGTAGGATAAAGCATCATAGTAAGTTTTGGCAAAATCCTTTTCACTTCCTGTCCAAAAAGTATCTTTTAAATCCTTGTAATAAATACTACGTGCTGACTGCATGATGACAGCTGGGATTTCATATCCTTTTTCTTTCTTGAATGAACGAGCAGCAGTTCTAAATCCTCTCCACTCATGAAGCTCTGGATATAAAACTCTATCCCATTGTCTTCCAAGTTGCCCAACGCCAGAGACAGTATTCTTCATAATATGTTTTACTGCCTGTGAGTATGCCTTTGGATTAGAAGGATCAGTCATAAGTGTGGTTGCTCCCTCTGTAATTGCCCTTGCACTTCTAATCATATAAGGCTCAAAGAAATCCCCTACAAATGTAGGATCAACCCCTAGTGTACCAGTCTTTCCTTTTCCATATATAGGAGAGCTATGTGGATTTAAGAGAGAAGTCCATAGCCCAAGAAACTCTGCACGCCATAAGTACTGTGCTAATGTTTTCCATTTAGCATCACTCTTTTCAAACATCTGGTCTTGACCTGCTATATGTTTATAAAAATAATACAAACCTGCACCTGTAAAGGTTGAAGCAGCAGCATGTCTAACAAGTGGCATTGGATTACCATGATTCCATAAAGGTCTAAATGTATTCTGCCATAGATCATGTGTAGCAGACGTTGCTATTCTTGAAAATAGAGTAAGAGGTTTAAACCCAGGCTGACTCATCCACAATGGTAGTAAGATAGTAGATGTACCACCCTGTGATGATACGTGTGAAAAGTGCTCCACCTTATTCTGTATCCATGCCATCTTCTTAAAGTTTTCACCCTCTTTAAACAGGTCTTTATACTTGGTATTTTTAATAAAATCTATCTCTTCCTTTGAGAGCTTGAACTGATTCTTAAAGGCAAACTCAGCTTGCTTCTTTGTATTCGCCTTACTCATAAGGAATGAATTTTTCTGACCTTTGTAAGCACCTAGTATTTGATGAAAGTACATACCACCAGCAAACGCAGACGATATACGTCCTATTTCCTCAGACTTTGTCATAAAATTTATATCAAATATTCTATCCATTGTCAGCCATTTACCTATTCCAAATGGTAGCTTTTTATCTAAGCCCATCTCCTCAAATATATTCTTTTGTGTACGGAGAATATTTTGACCCATGTAATCTCCAGCACCTTTTTCTTGCATCTTTGCACGTTCCTGCATATCCATATATTTTAAGAAGCCAGCAAAAGTATTACGCATTCCAAAGTGACGATTTGAATTTATAAATCCTAGCCCTAAGTTTTTAATGCCATGAACAAGTGGAGTTGAAAGACCAGCAGCAGCACCTGTAGAAGATAGTGTGCCCATCCATCTCAAATTCTTTTTATTGATACGTGAAGTAGTGGCAGACTCCATGCCCAAATGAGTTTCAAGTGTAAGTCTTAAATAGTCAGCCCAATCTCTATTCACCCCAAACTTCTTACTTTCTTTTTCAGAGGTCAATATATCAAATATATTTTGTTTCCAATTGCCAAGCTTTAATTCTTTACCAAGCTCTGTTACCTCTGGGAAATGACGGAGTGTGGCTAGATATTTACTCATGCTAAATCCATAGTATTCTGCTGATCCTCTAAATGATTCATCATAAGTATTAATAGTCTTACGTTTACCCTTTAATTCTATCTCAACTGTTCTTGGTAAAAGTATACCACGTTCCATAAGGTTCTTGTTTATTACTTTGTGGTTTGGCATATCCAAAAATGACATTACACGATTCTTAACTGCATTTATATCATCCCCGTTCTTCCTTATACTCTCAGCCTTTTCTTTTTTACGTTCTGCAAAAGCAAGATCAGTTTCATTTTCACGTATTTTCATTTTATTTAATTTGCCACGAACATATGAGTCCATGTTTTCATTAAACATTTTTTCATAGAAAGGCTGAGTCTCAAGCTCAGGAAGTATTTCTAAAAATTCTTTACTAAGCCTACGAGTGAAGTAATCTTCAACATATTTTCTGTCCATCCATGTTCTTAACTGTTCATCAATAGCTTTGTTAGACCACTGCTTTGCATATACCTCGATGTCATTATAGAGATTTTTCCTCAAATCATTCCATATTTCAAGAGCTTTATATTCATCTGTTCCCTTTGTCTCCATCTTTTTAACAAACTCTAGCTCCTCTGGAGTCATATGCTTTTTCCAAACCCTACGTTTCTCTTTATCGTAAAACTGAAGCATATGAGCATTATCTCCAAGTAAGCCCCTTATTTCAATAAGTCTCCTTGTTGAATAACCATTTTTAATAGAATGGGTAACATCATAGTTTAGAAATGAGTCTGCAATTTTACCACCTACCTCTCCACCAATCTTTGGATTTTTAAGGAGTGCATAGACAGGAGTAAAGACACGCCTAAATGTAGAAGGAAACTTTGTAAATCCTTTGGTTAAAAATGTTACAATATTGTCAGATGGTGTCGCTGGAAATTTAGTACGCTGATACTCAGCAAGAGTACCTTTCAAATTATTTAATACTTCTTTACTTAAAACATTTTCAAACTCACCATCTTTAACACCAAGTTCTGATAACATTTGTTTTAACTCTGCCTTAGTAACGCCACGCTCTTTAGCCATTTGCTTAACAGAAGCCTCAGCAGCCTTAAATTTAGCACCTGACTTAGTATAATCAGTACTTCTAAGAAGGTTAAGGAAAGTATATAACTCTGTTGTTTGAAGGTTACTTATAGAAGAAACAGGGTCTTCATAGCCAAGTCCATGCTTTGTAAGTTCTCTTATCTCCCTTTCATAAGCTTCATTTCCAAGCTGTTTACGCTCAATACCTAGATACTTCTGCTCACGTTTGATAAGATTTGTAAGTTTACGTCTTTCACCTTTACCCTCACCCTTAAACGCACCAACCTCGACCATTCCTTGTTTAGGAGCAGCCTTTAACAGACTTAAAGCTTCTCTATAATTTGCTATTTGAGCCTCATGCCAAGGTATATCTCCAAACATTTCAGGAAACTTCTTGGTTGGATTAGCTTTTATATCTTGTATTGCTTTTTCGTGACTACGAATAAAACGATTAAGATATATTTTAGCACCAGCCTTTGGTTGCTGTGCACCCTCAAGTGCATCAATAATAATATCTTTTTGGGCAAGAATCTCTTTTTGATTTTGTGGTTGATACTGTTCTAATATATCTTTTCTACCCTTGATACGTTCATGGATAGCCTTAGTCTCTCGTATCTTATCAATTACAGCTCTTTGTGGTTCTTGTGGAGGAGTACCAAGCTCAGGCTTTCCACCTTTAACTTTAACTTTTGGAACTTCAACGTCCAAGCCAAGTTTTTTATGCATCTCCATCTGCATTTCAATAGCTGCCTCTGGATTCATTTTTAAATAATTTTTATCAATCGTTGTCTTATCATGCCTTAAAACATATTTTAATTGTGGCAATAATTCTGGATGATGTTGAAGGGCAAGGGTTTCTATCCTTGATCGTAAATCTGCCCACTTTTTAGTCTTGTTATTAGATAATGTTATATTCTTATGAATTTCTGTGATATATTTTTTGGTGAATTTATTATCTTTCAAGTAACCAATTAAAGATTCGGCTAAATCTTTTGGTACATATATATAAGCCTTACTTGTATTGGGCTTACCAGTCCCTATACTAAAAAGTTCTCTTCCAGTTACAACATCAACAGTAAAGCTTTTTGGTCTCATGTCAATATAATATTGCTTCTTACCATTAACAGTAGTGCTTTTTACAATATCCTTAGAAATATCTTTTATTTCTTGACCTCTAATACCAAGTCTTGACATGAGCTCAGCAGCTAATTTATATCCAAGATCATTTCTCTTAGAAGATAATTCATTTCCAATCTTAATAACTTCCCTTCTAACTCCAGGAACAGCTGGATGAGTACCTTCGGCTAATCTTTTATTTGTTTCTTTAAATATACTTTCAGTACCAATACCCCATTCAATATTTTTATTAAATTTGCCACGACCACTTGTAATATGTTTTGTAAATCTACTAATAGCAGAAAGCTCTGCTGATCCTAATGGCTTTCCTTTATTTTCAATAATTCTATCCCTAATATAGCTTTGAACTTCAATCATTGTAAGCTCATCTAATGGTCTATTTTTTGTTCCTCTTAAAAATCTTGCCACATAAGGAGCATATGACTTGAGTGCTTTTGATGATTCTGAGGCTGTGTAATCTTGAAAGGCAACTTTACTAAAATCTTCAACACCTTCAAAATATTTTTTACCAGACTTATCCTTCCCTACTAAAATCTTTCTTGCAATTTCAGAGCCAGCGGTTGTCTTATCTTTTCCAGTTTGTATATCTTTTAGTAATGATAAAGATGACTCATAGTCAGATTGTTTTAAAGAAATATCTCTTCCCTCAGCACCCTCTTTACCCTCAAGCAAACGAATAGCATTTTTAGTTCCACGTATATATGAGTCAGCACCTTTTTCTGTTTGTATCTGTGCTTCCATAGTTTCTTCTTTTAGCACAAGATTTTCTAACATTTCTTTTGTAGGCTTTTCAGCTAAATTTGCAATCTTAGTTTGAGTCTCTTGAAACAAAGTGCGTGCAGTTTGTTGTTTTTCTGCGAGCCTAGACTCAGTATCAGTTGTTTTATGAAAATATTTATCTATTAATTCTTGGTGCTGAACAGCTTTATTCGCAAGCCAAGCCCTTGCATCTCTACCTTGCACCTCTGTTATATGTCCATCTGATATAAATTTATCTATAGACCCCAGCAATTCTTGTACTCTACCTTCAGCCTGTGTAAGGGTACTCACCCTCTCCTTAGCAGTCATAACATCTATATTTTCTCCAAGAAGTGATTCCATTGCTATTAGATTTTTATCTAACTTATCAAATTCTATTAAATTTTCTAGATATTCACTTTCTTTAAACTTGCTTGGGTCTCTATTCTCATTAAACTGCTTTATACCCTCATCAACAACTTCTTCAAGCTTAGTATTGCCCTCTCTCTTAGCATCTTCTTTAACCTTTTTTAACCCTTCAAAGCCCTGATCTGCAAGTCTTTCTTGCCAAGGTCTTTCATCTCCCCTAAGCTCTTGCAAGCTTCTTTCATGGAAATCTTCTTCGTAAGTATTCTTACCCTTTTTATACTGTTTGACAAGATCACCAATCAGTTTACGTTTACCACGCATAAGACCTGCAAATCCAATGTTGACAACTAAGTCTTCTAAAAGCTTTTCTCCGCCAAGCTCTCCATTTTTAGCAGCATCTACAATTGTAAATGCCTCTAGTGCTCCAACCTCAGCAGCATATTGAGGAATAGTACCTGTATACTTCATCATCTTTTCAAGCTCAGGTACAGTATATTTTTTAGCGAATCCACCTTTTTCACCAAGTCCTCTGAAGCCACCCTTTAATTCTTTTAATGCTTTATACTTTAGAAAATTACCTTCAAGAACACCGCCTGTACCACCAAATACAGCACCCATAATAGAACCATGCACATAACCATCAGCAATTCCCTTTGCAACATCACCGCCTGCATTGTCAGCAGCAAGTCCGCCTTTAGCAGCTTCATACATACCAAGAGTATTACCCTCTACGATAGCTCTTTCAATAGCTCCCCTTGCAACACCTTCACCAAGACCACGTTTAACGCCAAGTGCATCTAATTTAGTTAAAAAGCCACGACCTGCAAGAGATTTAGTTAATTGTTTACCTGCTAATTTTTTACCAATAGCCATTGCACCTCTACTAGCAAGACCGCCACCAAAAAGTGTAACTATATCAAGTGGCATAAGAAAGCTAGCAACACCAGATAATATCTTTTCACCTACATTAAGCTCATCATAATCTTTCTTAATATCATAATCAAGCTCACCATTTTTCCACTCTTCTAATGTACCTTGCAGAGAGTTTGCATAAGCATGTTTAACCCATTCCCATGAGTCATCATTAATATCTTTGAATACTAATTCATTCCATCCATCAGGAGATGTATCTGCCTTCGGTTTTGTAATAGGTTGTATTTCAGACCATTCTTCTACATCTTGATCAGGAAATGCCTTCCTTCCTGTCTGATATACATATTCATCGGGGGTAGTTGGGGAAAATATATCTGGATGCTTCTCCCTTAGCTCGGAGACAAATTGCTCACGTGTTATCATTTACGACTCCTGTAAATACTTTCTAAACTCATCAAAATCTTTTGCAAATCCTAGGTATCCGCTTCCAATTTTAGGATTTATCATCATTCGCACATCTCCTTTTGCACCAGAAAAAGCACCAGGATAATACAAATTATATCTATTCATATCTGTATTAGGATTTACTTTATTTTTCCTGTCAACTTTTGTTGGAATAAAATATTTAAAATCTTCCTCTGCATACTTACCATATTTACCTGTTGACCTTAGCCACTCTTCAAACTTAGATTTAACAAAATCACGAACATTGTCATATTTATTTTTATTTTCTTTAGCGTTGTATTTTTTAGAAGCTATCTTATTTAAATTTGTTTGCTGTCTTTTAAATCCAGTTGAGCTTGCATTGCTATAATTTACAACAGTCTTGCCATCCTTTGCCTCAGTTAATGGAGAGTCTATTTTGATACCTTTAACTTCTGGTTCTTTAACTTCGGGCTTATTGATATTAATAGCTGAATGATCTCCTTTAGACTCAGCCCATATTACAGCACGTGCAATTTTTTTATCTTTATTTGATTTAAAATTATTATCAATATTATTTAATTGCTCCTGAGATAAACCATTCTCTAAAAACCATTTATCATTTTTATTACGTGCTAATTTAAAATCATCTGTTTTATTTTTATAGACAGACCAATTGTTCCACCCATCATTGTGATTAAAATCACCAACAGTAGTATCTGAAAGATTGTTATAAACAATATCGGATGCAAATTTAATCATCTCTGGTTCAGACATTTCTTTAGGATTGTATTTGGCAAATGTTGGTTCATTTATTTGAAATACTCCAACATCTATATTGTCCCCTTCTTTAACACGTGGCTCACCAGTTGGCATGGTAGGGTCTATAGGGGCAACAGACCTGTGAAGTTCTGATACCTCAAGAGGTTCATCGCCAGCAACAACAGCCTCACCTCCACCAACAGAAGAAACAGTTAAGCCTAAGTCCTTCATTCTTTTCTCATGCTCTTTTTTCTTTTGCTCTAAGCTCGCCTTACCCTTATCCCAAGGAAGCGGTTTATTTAAAACTTCGGCTATTGAAGCACCAGCTATATGCTCATTACGATAGTTAGCGTCTATGTTCTCAGCATCAGTTTTTAATTTAATTAATTGTGCATCCACGTTTTGCAAATTAACACCTTCTTCTGGAGCTCCAGGTAGCTTAGTTGGGTCTACATACTCAAACCAAAAATCCTCGGAAACTGTCCTTCCATCTTTAATAGCCTTAGCATATTCATCATCCTTTATTTTTTTCATATCTTTATACGTTTGAGTATTTGCAAATGATGCAATAGCTTGATAATTCTTTAAATAAGTATTATAATCTGTTTCATATTGTGTCATTCTCGCAGTTTTATCTTGAACTATCTGCTCGTTAATAGCACGAATACCTTGAGTATCATTTTTGAATATTGCGTTTTCTAGATTATTTAAATCCTGCTTTGATATAACATTTTCTTTTGAATCCCAAGTATTAATCTGTGTAATTAGTTGTTTTGATGCATCTGATAAACCATACTTAACATCTTCAATTGTATCTGCCCACCCATCTATGCCAGCATAATAAGGGTCATCAATTATCTTGTCAAGCTTAGTAATCTCTTCCATTGTATCATAGACTTCTTGTCTGAACTTGACTCGCTCATCGGGATTAAAATCTGTTGTTGCTGTAGTATTTAATGTCTCAACTATTGAGAAAAGTTTTTCCTTGGTGGGATTAATCTTAGAAAGTAATGCATCTTTTTCTTTATTTTTTATACTGTAAGAATTTATTTTACCTAGAATTGCATCACGTTCTTCGGAAAACTCAGATATTAACTCAGGAAACTTAGAAGAATATTGATCGTAAAAATTATTAATAGACTCTTTAAGCTCTGGCATTTTAGCCTCATTATATACATCACCACTAACCTCGTAATTGTTTAATTTATTCCCAAGCCTAGCTTCAAAGCTAGATATTGTAGTTAAGTCTCTATTAGCTTGTACTGCCTTTTCTTTTTTCGCCTGTTGGAAAGCCCCTACAACTCCTGGGACTGCTCCAAGTATATCACCATAACGTCTAGACCACCAAGGCTCTTCAATATCACGGACTGATTTACCTCTATTTAAAAGTCCTCTTATTATACTTTCTACTGCCATAATTTAACCTCTATATTTATGTTGCATCTGGAAGATTATCCCAAAATGATTTCCAATTTGACTCCCAATCACCTATAACATCTTCTTCAAGTCCATACATTCCTTTTCTATAGCCTAAATCTGCCGTATCAGCAGCAAGTCCATACGCATCCTGTGCTTCTCCAAAACCTTTTTTAATTGCTCCCTGCCCAGCAATACCAGCCCTCATGCCAATCCCAGACCCTCCATATACACCTTGCATTGCACCTGTAACCTTACTAGTTGCACCTTGAAGTGAAGTAAGGCTTGTAGAAAGTGTTTGACCCGCTGTTCTCCCAGCAAGGCTATCAGCAAATGATGTTCCAGCACCACCATATTCCTCTGAAAAGAATCTAGCTTTTGTTGGATCAATTTCTCCTTTTAGTGGTTGTACTCTCAATTTCTCCATTAAATACTCTAAATCATTGGATTCAGGATTATTCGGGTCTTCAGGATAATCTCCTAAATTAAGATCAGGAATATTACCTTGATATTTTGTATCTAAAATGTATCGAGCTTGCTGCTCTAAAGATTTCCCCATCCAATTTTCTTCAGTTATTGAAGGCTCTCCAATGTCTGTACGTTCTCCAACTGGAGTGTCATCATAAACTGTTGCTGTTGTAGATGAAATTTCCATATCATTTATATCTTTTAAAGTCCAAGAAGAATCAACAATCTCATTATAGCTACTCCCTGTCTTATTATATTTTTCACCATCCCATTGGTAGTAATAATATTCATCAGTCCCAGAACTTTGTCCGTGTAAAATTACAATATTATCAGAACCTTGATAAGTACCTTGCCAATCTCCCATACTATCTTCTCCCCAACATTTCAGCTAATGATTGCTTGTTACTACCACCTAATGTTTTTCCTTGCTGACTAAAGTAACCTGTAATTGTAGGACTACCTAAAACGCTTCCACCTCCATAGTATTTAGGAACTCTACCACCTTCACGCCAATCCCTAGGATAGTCTGCTGGAATATCAGTGCCACCTCCTTTTGTGCCTTCTCCAAGAACATGCCCTGTGGCTTCAGCAAGAGCATATGATTTTAATCCCTCAACACCTTCTTGTAATAACCCAGCCCAAAAATCTGGCCTTGATTCCTCTATCATTTTCCCAAATTCTTCTCCATAGCCACTACCCGTATATGCTGTTTGTAATTTCTTTATTGCTTCTGGATCACCAGCTTTTGTACCACCCATTAAAGTTCTTCCAGAGACTTGATCTATTAGAAAATCCAAAAAACCTCCACCAATGATACCTGGAACACCTGTAAATGATAATCCCAGCTGAAGTAAATCTCCAAACTGATTCCATAGTTTAGATTTCCCAGCTTGCTTTGCAAATGCCTCTTGTTGTTTTTTTATTTCAGCAACGAGGTCACGAATTTCTTTTGAAGCCTTCCCTTTTAAAACTTCACCACCCATATATATTCCTTCTGCCATAACTTTACTCCGCTTTTAAGTTGTTAATTTCTGTTTGCATTGTATCTATTTTTACTGATAATTCTTGTACTGCTTTTATAAGTGGATATACAAATGACGCTGGTGCTAATTGCTGCATACCTTTTTCATTTTCCGACCATGCAGAAAATGTATCAACGCCTGCATTATCTAATGCTATCTTAACATCTTGAGCTATCATTCCATGCATAATGTCATCATTTATCTCTGCATACACCTTATTACCATCTGTGTCTAAAGTATAATCTTCCCATTCTTCTGGATGCTCTTCTGCTGACTTCCATTGAAATGTTTTTGTTCTCAAATCATTTATAAATGAAAGCCCTAAAGTATCATCTTTAATATTCCTTTTAGCTCTCAAATCTGAGCTATGTGCCCAAGTAGTAGAAGATGTAAAATCAATACTCCAATAACTTGTTGCACCTGCTTTTCCGATTACCATGTTGTCAGAAGCAGCATGAACACCATATCCAATAGCAATAGCATTATCGCCAGTAGCCGAAGAATTATCAGTACTCAAGCCAATACAAATATTGCCATTCCCAGTAGTTATACTCTCTCCAGCTGAACTCCCAATACATATATTATATTCTCCATTAGAGCCATGACCAAGACTTTCACCTCCTTCTAGTACTTTTCCAGCCTCCCATCCAATTGAAATATTATGGAGTCCTAATATAGAATTTGTTATTCCTAAACAAATATTACCATAGTCCCCAGCAGCAGTGCCATAAGCATTTTTAGAATCTACTAATATTCTACCTCCCAATCTTATATTAGGCACAGTAGTCGTTGATCCAAACGAAGCTACTTTAACTTTATCTGTAAATATATCTACTGAGTCCCTATCTATACTAAGGTAATTAGAGTCAGTAACACCAAACTTTGTAACACCATCTCTAGAAAGTGGAACATCCCACCATCTACCTGACCATTTACCCCATAACTTAGCTCCAAGTGCAGTTCCCTTTATCTGTATATCACCATCACTACCTTCTCTTGGATTTGGATTTCCAAGTTTAGTAGAAATTTTTGGTCTTCTTGCTTGTCCCCAGCCCATTATTTAATAGGTCTCACTCTATATAGTATTGAAATATCATTTATCTCGAATGAGTCTGATGCATCTACTCCAACAGAACCTGTAAATTTAAGTGCAAAACTTTTTATATCTTTTGCTTGAGATGCAGTAGTAGGAGTAAGGGTTACAGTAGTAAGTGTTGAACCCACATCAGAAAGTGGAGTATTAGTACTATTAAACTGCCTATCAGTTGAATTTCCATCTGCTCTAAAATATACACTAATACCATCACAATCACCTTTATATGTCACATATACCTTAAATATCTTTTTGGTCTGAGAAGGTAATCCAAAATCCAAGTCTTTAGTTATGTATTCAATTGACTGTGCACTTGCGTAAGAGTTAGTGCCAGTTTGCATATCATGATTATAATTTAATAAACTTGTACTATTATCTCTAAGTATACTTAAATATCCACCAGAAGTTATAATAAAGTTTGTATGACGATTAGTATTCGCATTTGTAATCATTGAACTTCCCTCAGTCCATGATTGTGTCACCATATTATATACAAAAGCACCTGTGTCCTCAGAATCATCATTAATGTCTTTTAAGACAACAATACTTTGTGAGCGTGGATCATAGCCAACACAGGGAACGCCAGTACCATCAGCACCTATTGAAGAACCTTCATCGCTAGGTAAATCCCAATTAGTAAAATCAAATTTACCACTTGTAAGAGAAATAACTTTACCCCCAGCATAAATAAAGCATCCAATCTGATTTGCAAATATAACCCCAAATGAAGTTGTAAATACTTGGCATGGATTAAATACACCACAGTCTCTAAATGAAGCTTGTGCATAAAATTGAGCTGGATTTGAGACATTTATTACATATAGTGCATTTTCTTTAAACTGTAGTATTGTATCTTTAAACGCTGCAAGGGCTGTAATTGGAGACCCATCAGAAGAAGGAGAGTCAAATGTATTAAACTTAGGAAATACCCCAGGCTTTCCAGGCATTGAAAACATCATAGAGTCAGGCATATGCTTTCCTTTAAATTTAACATTGCCAATAAATACAATCCCCCCACTACCAACAACCGCAGTTTTATATCTTACGTCATGTGCTGTTGGGCCAGTAGCATCATCATCATTTATATCAGGAGACTCTCCGTATGCCTCATTTGCATAATATGCATTTAATGATGCATATGAATATACTTCTGGAGGATTTACAAATATAATTGTAGTATGGCTATAGACATCACTACTTTCAGTCCAAGGGGTAAATGTAGAATCAAGTGCACCTTTAACACCATCCACTAAATTAAATTCTGCTAATAGCCACCTTTCTGCCGTTCCACTTTCCTTAAAATATATACGCCCACCCTCAATTCTTTTATCTCCACCAAGCTCTGTATTATTTGATGCATGTGGAGTATGCATTAATGAAATATTAAGTTGCAATGTATTATCAGTAAATGCTATACCATCCGAAGTCCCAGTCCCATCATCAGTACCACATGAGGTTAATCCAGTCTCACAACCGCCATCAAAAAGCCATGAACAATAAAAATAATATGTAGTAGCACCTCCAGCACCCCAAGTTCCAGTACCAGTAGGAGTACAATCTACTATCATTGTGCCAGCAACAGAGGCAGTTTCAGCAGAGTGTACAACTTTAACATCACCAGCAGCCATTGAACCAGCAGCAGCTATATCATAGGTCGGGGAATCAATTAATGCCTTGCCTTCTTTCCACCCACTAACTGTTTGACTACTACCAGCATCCTCTCTATATACATATATATTTGCTTTGCGTGGATTATCACTTGATGTTCTAAAATTTGCATCATTTGCGTATACTCCATTACCAGCAGCATATATGACATGTGCAACATCATGATCGTCAGTGACACCATATGTTATCCATGAATCTGTAGTACCCGTACTATCATGAGCATCTATCTCATCTCCACTTGGAGCAAGTGTTACGACATATTCACCAGCAGTGCCATTAGTAGCAGCTGGAGCTGTGAATTGGAAGAGACCATATCCAGCAGCACCCCTATCAGCTTTTTGGCTATCCTCTGTAGTTATACTATTATTCGTATTTAAACAATCGCCAAGTAGTTTAATTCTTCCAACCTGCGAAACTGTAACGTTTATAGCTTCTTGGCATTCAAAATCAGCTATATCTCTTGGAGAAGACTTTTGATTAATGCCTCCATGAAACTTGGATAATTGATATAACTTCTTCCTCCCACCTGCTGTTTGTGGTAAGGGCTGAAACCCCCCAGGAATTGCATTCCAATTGACAACACCAGTTGGAGCTATAGAACCTACATTTGAAATAGATGGAAGAGAAGGAGCTGCATTTGCCTGTATATCACTTCCCTGTGTTTGTGAACGCAACCCCCTCTGCTGGTTTTCTTCGATTATGGTTTGTACAGCTTCTGGATCAATATTAAGTGTAGGAAAATCAAGAGAGCCCCCTACTCCAGATGTAATGTCACCTAAGTTAATGCCAAGATTAAAATTAAAATTAAAAGGATCATCATCCTCTTGACAAAGTATAACATCACCACTATACTCATAGCTATCTTCGTATACTACATTCCCATCTACATCAAATACTATTTCATTATAGATTTTCATTCTTACAGTTTACTTATAACCTTTTTAACTTTAGCCCATGCTTCATCATCTTTTTTTGTCTTTGTCGCCTTTACAGCAATATCTCCCACCTTTAAAAGAAGAGGAAGAAAGCCATGCTTTGCAACTGCTTTTGCTATTATCATTTTAAACATTTTTACCTACCGCCTTATAAATTGCTTTTTTAATTGATGTCCATATAAGATCATCCCACTCAGTTGGACTAAGTGCAACAACCTTATCTATACAGAGAATACCTATTAGTGCATATTCCCAGTTACTTGATAAAAATTCTAACATTATTTTTCTCCTTGTTTGAAAAGTTTTATTACGATGTCTTTTATTACATTAACTGCTGTCATTGTTTTTTTAGTTTCATCTTTTGATTGTCTATTGCTATCAATAAGCTTAACAGTAATATCATAAAGATTCTTTATATCAGCCTTTACATCTCTTGTTATAAATTTTATTAGATACATAAGAGCATAACCCAGACCTATAGCAACTGCTACTGGTATTCCAAGTGTTTCTATTATTCCTATTATATCCAACTACACCTCCCATGTAATTATTTTAGCTCTTTATATATTTTAATTATGAGGTACACTAAAGTTGCAATTCCAACCCCTAGTGATACAACCTCTGGAAGCCAGCCACTAACCGACAACCACCATCCACTTACACCTGCTCCTGTTGTTTTCAATGTATCTATTATTCCATCCACTTTAATTCCTACTCCTTGTAAGTAAGTCTGTTATTGTATCTACAAATTCTACATTATCTGGATCAGTAATTCCATGTTTCTTCATTATAGTATTTAATACTTTTCTAGCTTCTTCATATTTTAGTGACTCTACAGCCTCCTTATTTCTCTGTTCGATATATTCTTTAGTAAATTTGCTGGGTTTGATAGACTTGTCAGCTCTAGGTTGAAGCTTAGGAGGATTCTTTGCATGAAATTTCATAAATTCCTCATATGCATCAGCAAATTCTTTATCTGCTTTTGAGATGTTTATATTTTTCTTACCTATTGACCTAGAAGATAAGCCAGCAACATCCCCTTTAAGCTTTTTGCCAAGTATATCCCAATTTTTAGACAAAAATTTAAAATTACCCAATGCCTGTTTACCACCTCTAATAGAACCAGCAAATGGCATTATCATTTCTAATAATTCTACTTGTGAAAGTGGAGCAACTTCCTGACCAAAAATATTCTTTCCACCAGGAATCATATATTCATCAGCAACCTGAGACTTTTCTCCAAATACATCAAGAATGGTTTTATCCCCAGCTAAAATTTGTCCTTCTATATTATTATTTGCCATAATATTATCCTGTAATTAATTCGCCCCATAAAGAGGTTTTACCATTTATAATTTGTATTACATGCACAGTGAAAAAGCCTTTGTCATAAAAGTCAACGATTGCAAATGCATGACTCCAATTGTGCATCCTTCCTTGTAAAAATTCATTCTTCTCTGCCTTCATGTCCTTCAGACATCCTATACTCCACGCTGACTTCACCCCATCCAGATGGGTAACAGATGACTGTTGTAAATCGTGGTGATGCCCATACATTATGTTGCTTCCAAGCCTTAGTAAATGATTCCTTGTATGGCTGATCCCAGCAAAGTGAT